AGTAGACATTTCTGCACTCAAATTTGTTCGGAGAAGTTGCTCGACGGTGGCGTATAAAGCTCACTTATTGCCATATGTCGCTACATACCCACTTTTCCGGGCATAAAAAAGAAGCCGCCGATTATTGACTAATCGACGACCTCAAAGTACATCAGAGCGTAAAATATTCACTTTTTCCTTATAAGTGATTAAGCTCACTTATTCCAGTTTGTAATGATTTTCAGTGATTATAATCACTTATTTTTACCAAATGACAGCATCACCCAAAACTCCGGGTGGCGTAAAAAGCTCACTTTTTCTAAGTGAACAAAATCACTTATTTCCAATAGCCACAAGTGAGCTTAATCACTTATTTTTTACGTTCATAGGTGCAAAAGTGATTTTATTCACTTGTTGAGTAGACTTGTCTGTATAGCCTCCTGCCCACCCGGCCACCTTCCACCTTGCTGCCTTTTGCCGACTTCGCCACACACCCCTCACAGCGCCCCACTGTCGCGTTTAATTGGCGAGGCCGAGGAACTTTCCGCAGCGGACAATTCTTCGCCACACAGGGGCTTTGTGAGGCTTGGATTTTCGTCAAGAGCTTTCCCGTTTTCGACCAAAAACGGAGTGCCTAAATCGAAACTCACAAGTTGCTGTCTGGGGATGCTTTTCCCCTCCAGACGATATGTATTGTTCCGGTTCCACCGCATGTCCCGGTAGATCATCCGCACCAATGCCACGCACTTGATCTCGCAGCTGTTGCTCACAGTCAGCTTCGGTGTCTTATGAGCTCCTGCATCTTCAGCCGTACAGTTCTGCACAGCTACCTGTTTTGCCTTTCGGTTGTACAGAAAACGATAGTGGGTTGGCCAGCCTAATGCTTCCAATGTGCTGCGGAAGATGGTGATTCTTCCATCCACAGCGTTAAAGGTCAGGCCCAGCATCCGCTGATTCCATGTTCTTTCATTCACTTCTCTCCCCTCCTTAAAAATGGGCGCACTTCTCCCTTGGTGTCCGAGTGATCTTTTTATTCTTTCCCGGTGTCGGGGACGGGCTTTCCTGTCAGGATTCCCATTGATACATAACCATCTATCTGCTTGATTTCGTTTTCTTTCAAATGTTCTTCTACAGGTACGCCAAAAGTACCTGCAATATCATCCGGGTAAAATCCCTTTCTGCTATCCGCAGGCTTCGTTTCCTGTGTAGCATTCTGGGTTGCTCCTTTTTTCCGTTTCTGGCTTTCATGGAAGATCTCCGGCACAAGCAGATCAAAAACGTACAGAGTTTCACCCTCAAAGGAAATTCTGTAACCCAGCATCTTATATCGGCACTCGCTGTCCCAGCCCATTTCTTTGTAAACCAATTCTGCAAAAGGCTTGCAGGACATCTTCCGACTCTTACGCTTATCCGGTTTGGCAATGCACCAGCGCAGAGCATCCTTGCGTTCGCTACTTGATGAATTAAGAGAACTGGAGCAACTTTCCATGGAGCTGAGTTCTGAAAATGACTACTTGCATGGCTTTGTAACTTATATGAAGTTAAATGCTGAATTCAATCATTTCAGAGAGAACGCTCATCAAACAAACATGATTGATGGCGAAGAGATGCCGTTTCCAATCTGGACTTTATAACAGCCCCTCAAACTGGCCCCTCAAACCAGCCCCTCAAACCAAACCCTCAAACTAGACCCTCAAACTAGACCCTCAAAAACTCCATTAAAATAAGGGGCAGACCCTCAAGTCCGCCCCTCAACAAGATCGACAAACCCTCAAAAAGTTTGATGATCCTGTTTTATACTGCTTCTGCTGGAATTTGGTTCATCTTCTCTTTAAATTCTTCCACAGTCATGTTCAAGTCCTCAGCAGCTTCTTCAAGGGTAATCTTGCCCTTTTTATAATACTTTACTGTCGTTCTAAGGTCGCCAATATCGATGCCCTCAAGAATACTCTCATTTCTTAAATCTTCCATCTGCTTGCACACTTCGCTCACTCCTTTCGGGTTTTCTTTAAGATACCTGGTCTTCTCTGCCATTAACGGGAAAATCATATCATTAGCCTGCGTACAGTTAAAATCATGCATCAATTTTCCAACATCAGAATCCCCACGATACTCGCCATTCACATATATGATATGCGTTCCATCATTAAATGGCTTTCCAGTTGTGGTAATTATATTCTGTATAGGATATAATGGCTGGTTTTCTCCAAAATAATCGTTTTCTGTTATAAAGATCACATAAGTATCTGACAGACTGCTGAAATCCTCTCCTGCATCAAGATTTTCAATATCCATCATGCTGGAATGATATCTGGCACGGTGTGGATCTGCTCCGATATCCGCTCTTTGAACTTCAATGTCGTACTTTTTTCCCATTGAATCTGTACCATAAGCGTCCAAAAGAATAGATTTTGCACCTGTCACGCGTTTTAAATCAGCCTGAGTTTCACAAGAAACCAGCTGTAAATCGGTCTTCCCTGTTATAATGCGCAGCACCATTTCCGCTAATGGCACGTTGTTTCTAAAAAGGCAACGCATGAAAGTATCATCAATCGGTCTAAAACCTCGTAAACGTTGAAGGTCTTCTTGATGATGCCTTTTCTTTCGTTCCTCCAGTGTTTCGGCCATCGGTGCCACCTCCTCAAAGTGTTATCAATCGGAGTATACAATACCCCTATTGTATTTTCATGTTACCATAAAGCCATCCGTTTATCAAGCGGTCTTCTGTGAACTTTCCAGTAATTTTCACCGGCTTTTCAGGCACCGATAAGCATCCTCGATAAAACTTATGAACTCCTCGCTGGCACACTCGATCAGGCATTTTCCATCCACGGCTTTCAACTTTTCCATAACCATTTCTGCCAGTGCATCCCCACGCTTTCTCATTTCCTGAGCAGCAAACACCGCAGACTCATCGATGAACGCAGCGTACTTTGCACCCATCAATATTGCTTTGTACTGGCACGCCTTCGCCACTGTCAAGCCGGAGCACTTTTGGCTCATACACAGCCCTCACCTTTCTCAGTGCCTCTGCCGGCTCCATGCTCTGGAGATATAATTTCATAGCACCGGCCGCCACAATCTCCTCAGCTGTTGCACCATATTTCTCTGCCAGCATCCCAGCTACATCTTTCATTTCAAACACTCCTCGCTATGTGTATTTTCTGTCGTATGTGTATTTCTCGCCACCCACAACATATAACAGGACCCTGCACATAGCAATCCTTACGGGTAAAAAAGGCCAGACAAAAAACAGGCAAAATAGCAGCACAATAAAACCTTAAAAAACAAAAAAGCCCTGCCAGATGCAGCCACAAAAGCCACACCCGGCAGGGTCCTGTCTCCTTTCATCACACCGCTTCTTCCCTCTCGCGCTTCGCTGCAGTTGTCAGGTATCTGCGGTACTGAATGCTGAATCCGTACACCTTATAAGGAGCATCCACATAGACCACATTGCCGTCCATGTCACTCCGCTTATAACCCATGAAGCTGTCGAGCGTTCTGCGGTTGCCTTTTGAGGTCAGTGTCACACCGAAGTTTGTCTTATAGGTTGCCACATCCCCCTGCAGTACCCCGCTCTCAACAAAAGCACAGTAGATGCCTTTTTCAAAGTGGAGCATATCTGGTGCTTCTGCGATCCGCTCAGGAGTCAGCTTGAGCTTTCCGCTGGTGATGGCACGTTTCCGGCCTTCGATGGCATTTCCGGTCACATCCCGAAGCAGGGTTCCCTGTACATCCAGACCGTTGACTCTCAGCGACATTCCGCCTGCATTGGTATCCGGCAGTTCTTTCAGACAGGCAAGGAAGTATTCAAAGTTCTTTTTCATGATCGCCAGCACGCCCTGTTCCTCCTCTATCGTCTGCCGTTCCTGTTGGAGTGCTTTCAGCCGTTCCTGCAGGTCGTTCACAAGTTCTGTATAAATCCGGGCTTCCAAACCTTCCTCCGTTTTCGTTCCATAGAAGCTCACTCCGATGCTTCCTGGTGTCAGTCCGCTCCGGATGTCCAGGTCGATGTCGTCAATGGTCACCTCCCCGTTGGAAAGGGCTTCATTCAGTTCCACGTTCTGTTCCAGTGCAGCTTCCCGAAGCGCCGCCACCTGATGGCTGATGGCATCCTGCAGGCGTTCTTCCATCTCCTTGATCTGATTTTCCACCGTTGCCATCCTCTGCACCGAGATGCTGTTGTTATTCGCCAGCCGGACAGCCTGCTCATAGGCGTTGTCAAACATCGTCACGATCATGGAGGCATCACCGTGCTGTTCAAAGTCACGCTTCATGCTGTAGAGCAGTTCCATGAAACTCTGCTCCAGCGCACACTCATGGTAGCGTTCTGAGGGGCAGCGCTTGTTTGCCGCTTCCTTTTCCTCATCCGACATGCAGCCTTTCTTACTCCGGCAATACGCTTTCTGGTCGGGAGAACCGGTCTTCGGCGGCTCACCGTCCCGCTCCCCGACCTTACGCTTGCACCGCCAAACGGGATACGAATAGGTGTATTTTTCCAGATACTCTCCGGTATCCTCACCAGTCGCCTTAAGACTCCGCTCATCGCTGTAACCATTTGCCACACCCGTGTAGGTTGTACGGAAGAATCCTTCCCCGCAGGGTTTTCCGGCATCCGGCCCATTCTCCAGGATCGCACCACAGCGCAGGTTTCCAAACGGAGAACCCTTAATGCTCTTTACCTTTTTCTTGCCGGGGCCTTTCGTCATATCTGCCCTCGGCTTCTCGAACAGCATGGTCTGCACTTTATCCCAAGTCACACGGTCGATGATGCCCACATGATGGTTCTTCACATAGTAGCGGGGTGCTTCGCCCTTGTTGATGCTGGATCGGTGGGTAAGGAAGTCTTTAGTAATGGTCTTCTGCATCTCGATGTCGCCCACATACTTCTCATTCCGCAGGACGATCAGGATCGAGCTGGCACTCCATTTCTTTCCATTGACCGTGAACTTTTCCATCTGGTTCAGCTCCTGTGCGATCTTATTCGCCGTCTGGCCTTTCACGAAGCGGTCAAAAATGTACCGGATGATCTCTGCCTGCTCCGGCACGATGACCCACTGCTTATTTGCCCCAAGCTCATACCCCAGCATCCGTTTCAGATTGATATGCGGGACACCAGACTGGAACTTCTTCTGAATGCTCCAGCGGATGTTATCGGAAATGGAACGGCTCTCATCCTGTGCCAGTGCAGAAAGGATTGTCAGGATCAGCTCACCTTTGGCATCCAGCGTGTCGATATTCTCTTTCTCGAAATAGATACCCACGGGCGGCTTCAGCTGCCGAAGCTCACGGGTACAGGTCAGGGAGTCGATGGTGTTTCGTGCGAATCGGGAAATGGACTTTGTAACGATGTAGTCCAGCTTTCCATCCATCGCATCTTTTATCATGCGGTTGAATTCCTCTCGATGCTCCCGGTTGGTACCAGATTTTGCTTCATCTGCGTAGATGCCGGCAAAGATCCAGCCGGGCTTCCGGGTGATGAGGTCTTTGTAGAATGCTTTCTGTGTCGTGTAGGAAGTCTGCTGGCTCTCATCGCCGGTGGAAACACGGCAGTAAGCCGCCACACGGATGTTGGTCTGGCTTTTCAGCTGCCCGCCGTTCTGTACCGAGCGCACACTGGCGGGGATCACATCCACTTTTTGTCTTGTCATAATCTGCTCCTTTCTTCCAGCCTTGCAACTGGTCTTATCTTACATGCCTCTTCCGCTGGCTGCCGTCGCGCATCGTATGCCCATCATAATAGCTTGCGGTATTGCGGTAATCTTCAATATTGGAATCCATCTCTACCTCGGTCTTGGTGTCATCGAACCAGTGGACCGTAAACTTCAGCGGTGAATGGATCGTGATGGAGAGGAGGAATGCCTTGCAGTGTTCTTCGGTCACTTCATTCAGAAAGGCCACCGTACCATCCCGCCCCGCCGGGAGGCTCTTCATCCACCCGATTGCCTTTTCCCTTCGTTCATAATCGCCCTCCAGTTCTTCCCAGTAGTCTTCCATATAGTCGAGCTGTTCGGTCAGTTTCTGCTCAGTGTCCGTGTCCTTCTGAATATCACACTCCAGTTTCTCAATGAGCTTTTTCTTCTCCTCAATAGAAGCAGGGTCGATCATCTCGTCACCGAGAAGTTCCAGACGGGTCTGCATCACATCCACCTGACTTTTCAGGAGCCGGATCTTCTTACTGGTGCTTTCCACACTGGTGTGTGCGGCCGCTATCTGCTTTTTATAAAAAGCACGGTCGCGTTCCATAAAATCCAGCTTCTGAATGCTCTCCAGCCGTGCAAGCATCTGGCTTACAAAAGAATCTGCTTCCGGGGTGAAGTTGTCATACTGCTCTTTGAACCGGCCGCTCATGATGTCTGCCACAGCCACGTTGTCATGGATGGGCTTAAGCGTCAGCCGGAACCGCTCCAAGACCGCTTTACGGAAGGCTCGGACAACCTGTTCCTCATATACTTTTTCTGCATGGCAGATGCGGTTTCCTGTCGTCTGGCTGCTCGTCGGGCACCGCCAGATGGGATATTTTCCATTTCCGTTTGTCACATGGAAAAAACGGCCGCACTCCCCGCAGATTAGTCTTTGGGAAAACGCTCTCGGCTTCTTGCCGGATCTTGTCCTGTTATATAAATCGCTGTTTACTTTTACGACTTCCTGTGCCTTTTTAAACAGATCCTCGTCAACGATTGCCGGATGATGGTTCCGGACAAAATACTGAGGGACTTCGCCTTTGTTGTCCCGGACTTCATGTGTCAGGTAATCCGATGTGAACTTCTTCTGGATAAGGACTGCACCCATGTACCGCTCGGCACGGACGATCCGCGTGATATTCCCGCCTGTCCATCCATCCAGCAGATCACTGTTTAACTGCCCTTTCTTGGATTTTTTCTTTCTTACTCTCACTGCGTCGGTGACAGGAGCCGGAATCTTGTCCATGTTCAGTCCCCTTGCAATCTCCGTATAGGCTTTCCCTTCCACGACTTCATGGAAAATGCGCCGGACGACCCTGGCTTCTTCCTCAACGATCTCAATATCTTTATACTCATATCCGCTCTCGGAGGTAACCATCTTCCCATTGTAGCGGTATCCGTACATGATCTTGTTTGGAACATCCCCCTTCGGAAAGCGCATCTTCTGCCCCAGCCGGATGTTACTGGAAATGCTGCGGCTTTCTTCCTGTGCAATGGCTGCCAGTGTCGTAAGGATGAAGTCGCTGGTCGGGTCTGCCGTATCCAGATTTTCTTTCTCGAATAGAATCGTTACCCCGCAGTCATGCAGGACATCCAGTGCACTCATAAAGTCAGCCGTGTTTCGGGCAAATCGTGATATGGACTTGCACACAATGCGGTCGATCTTCCCGTCCTTACAATGGCGCATCAGTCGGCGGAATCCGGTTCTCTTTTCCTTGGAAGTGCCGGAGATGCCGTAATCGGAGTACACACCGACTGCATTCCATGCCGGATTATTTTCAATCAGCTGGTTAAAGTATTTTTCCTGCGTTTCATAGGAGTTCTCCTGGTCGCTCATGTCCGTAGAAACGCGGATGTAAGCTGCCACATTAAGGGTTCCGGCTTTCTTTTTGGTAGCCCGGAAGGTCGCCGTCGAAACGAACTTGTTATCCTGCGGTTCTTCCGGTGTGAAGAGCTTCGTAAACTCACTCTCCATACTGCTCTGCAGCCGTTCTGCAATGTCCGGCTCTGCCATGACCTTTTTGGCATCCAGAGCTTTCTGGATAAGAGCTGTGATACCGGCGTCCACGATGTCTTTTGATTTTTGGGGTGTCTGTTTTTTATCTGATGCGTTTTTAGGTTTTTGTTGAGTAGACCTGCCCTGGTGCGTATCAGCCAGTGGTAAAAAAGAAGCTGTGGCAGCATCCGTACTTTGACGAACATCTGCCACAGCTTCCACAGGTTTCTTTTTCCCAAGAGCGGCTTCCAGTAAAGCCGAGACATCCACAGCAGATGCATTTACTCTCTTCTGCCGTTTCTGCTGTACTGTATTCTTCACAGTCTTTTTCTGCAGATTTGCAAGGAAATCCGTACCAGTACTCATAGTTTTCGCTCCTTTCCTGCCCGTTTTCTTCTCTTTGGGCAGTCACATATTCTCTCTGTTTCGTGATATTATCAAGTAATTTCGGCGCAGAAAGACGGAGAATAATCTGGGAGATTATTGTCTTATCTGCACGATATGTACGCCCCGCCCGGTAAGGACGGGGAGTGTTTTTAGATACGGGCCGCAAAGTCAAGTGCGATCCACCCTGCACCGGATTTCAGCTTGCCCCAGCCCTTCGCAGAACCAGCACCGGCAGATTCTGCCACGATGGTGAACACGCCCTTTCCGGTGTAATAACCGGTCTTACCGTAATTCGTGCCCGGTCCCTTGCGGATGTTGAGGTCTTTAATGGATACACGCACAGTATACGGGACTGAAGACTTCGGTTCCGGGTAGACGGCCTTACCCGCCGGGTCAAAAACATAATAGCCCGGATTCTTATCCGCGCACTGCTTTGCATAGGTGAGGTCGTGGAACGCACCTTTCTGGGAAGCGGCATTCTGCCAGCTCTTACGGACACGGTACCAGCCGGAAATGGTGGTGCTTTCAGAATCCTTTACTGCATCATACTGCGTCAGGTTCCAACGTTCGATGATATTGCAAAGGTTCTGAACATAGGTGTGGCTGGTAGCATAACCACCATCCTTGATGATCTGTGCCGCTTTCTTGTAATCGGTACAGCCTGCCAGACCCTCATAGCGTTTTCTGCTGCCGTTCATCGCACCGAGCAGATATGCCGCATGGTCGGCAATGGAGTCTTCCACACAGGCGTACTTGCGGAAGTCAGCGGTGATCGTGACCATCGAACCGTCATCGTTCTGCTCCTGCGTTTTCTTGGTATAGACGGACTTGCCATCCCAACTGCTGCCGCTCCAGCTGTTCCCGGAAAGCGAGGTCTTCATGCCGAAGCAGTTATTGGCATTTTGTGCCAGCTCAGATTTACCGTAGTCGGATTCCAGAATGAACTGTGCCATCGACACGCAGGCAAGGATGCCAGTAGTTTTCTGGTTCGCAGTAAACAGCGGACCGATCTTTGCAACTGCCTCTGCTTCCGAGAGATTTTTCAGCGAAGAAGCCTGCATGCCGGATGAGGATGAACCGCCCAGTGCTGCAGTTACCCTTGCGGCCAGATCACCCAGGCGGGCATACAGCCAGTTTCCAGGGCAGCTTTTATTCGCAAACCAGCGGTGAACGGTCAGCACCATTTCATCTGCCGCCGGAGCATAGTTGAGTGTCTTATTTTTATCACCCAGCCACAGGAGCTTCTTCTTCCCGTTACGCTTGCAGATATCAATGCAGAGCTTGACCAGAGAGTCATATACGGCACTGTTCATGGCATACGGCTCATTCATGTCGCTGGCGCATTCGATGGTGACCGCCCTCTGGTCATTGGCATTGCTGGACGAACACCAGCTGCGGTTCTTTTCCTCGACACAAAGTGACACCCGCCCATCCGTACCGATGCCGTAGTTGCAGCTTGCCTGACGGCTCGTGCTGGTAAAGCAGCCGCAGATGCTCTCCGCAGAAAGCTGACCGACCACGCAATGCGGTGTGATACGGTCGATGCTGTGTGTCCTCTGCCCGGAATGGTTCGGGGAGAGCTTAGTGTAAACAACGAGTGGACTATTGGTATATCCCATAATGATTTCCTCCTGCTAAAAAAGTTGAGGCCCAGATCACTCTGAACCTCGTGCTGTGGTTATTCTGTTGTTACGGGATCAGCAGTTTCATGCCGACCCGGATGGCGTTGGAAGTCAGCCCATTCAGCACACGGATATCTGCACAGCGGCTGCCGCTTCCCAGTTCCTTATCTGCGATCTTCCAGAGATTATCACCGGGAACAACGGTATAGATCCTGCCTGCTGTGAACGCATAGGTATCCGCACTGTTCAGGACATATGCCACACCGTCCTCTGCCTCGGCACACTTGATCTTCAGCCAGCCATCACAGAACTGCACCACTTCCACAAGGGCATTCTTCTTATAGACCGCTACGACCTCCGCTTCCAGACTCGGCTTTTTGCGGATGTTCATGAGGGTCTTGAGCTTGCCGTAGGCAATGGTCGCCGGAAGCTCCTCCGCAGTCGGGAACTCATTCTCATCCACAGCGGACTCCTCATTCTTATCAACTTCATCCTCTGCTTCCTTTTCCGCCGGGGTATCTTCCACAGGGGTTGTGGTTTCCGGCTTATCTTCCGGGATATCGTCCACGACTGCTTTCTCCTCACTCTCATCTGCGCCGGTATCCGGGACAGCCTCTTCCGGATAGATCACGTTGCCGTCATTGTCGAACACTCGGCTGCCGGGGTTCTCATCGCACTTGGCTTTTGCATTCGCCAGCAGACGGTACGCGCCAAACTGGGATGCCTCATCTTCCCAGACTTCACGCACACGGTAATAACCGGTCGTCAGTTTTGCAGGATACTCTTTCTTACTCATATTGCTTTCCTCCTAAAAATTGAGGGAGAGGCTGTTACACCTCTCCCCATTGATTACTCGTCCTTATTCTCCTTTTCTTCCTTCAACTGTGCCAGCATCTCCTTGAGCTTCTCCGGCACCGGAAGACCGATAACGGCTGCGTTTTCGAGGCAGCTCAGGCCCTCATTCGCCAGATAGAAAAACACCACTGCTGTACGGATGGCCGCTCCATTCTGGAGGATCTGTGTGTCAATGATGTTGGCAATGCCGACCAGTACGAAGATGCACACCTTCTTGGCGATGCCCTTAAAGCCAACTTCAGAAGAAAGCTCATGCTTGATCGCTGCCGCCAGCACTCCGGTGAAGTAGTCACAGACCACGAACACTACAAGTGCATACAGGAAGCCGTCAAACCCGCCAAAGAACCAGCCCAGGAAACCACCCAGACCTGCGAACATCCATTCAATCTTGTCGATCACATTCTGCATAATCTTGTCCTTTCCTGCCCATTTGGGCATAAAAATAGACGGTCAATGCCGCCTTGTGTATACTCCTTCTATAATGAACACCGTTTCACAGGCATTTGGGAGGTATGTCTGTCAGGGACGGTGGAAATTTATTTGCTGTCTTCCGTCAGCCATGCACGGATCTGGCAGTAATAGCCGTCTGCCCATGCCTGATAGCCTCTTCCGGACGGGTGGATGCTGTTGGTCAGCGTCCGGCTGGTTTCCGTGAATCGGTTCGTCACCGGCTTATCCGAATACGGAAATGCCAGACGGCGGTCCGTGCGAAGACCGTGGGCAAAACAGGTCACGTTTTTGCGATACTTGCCAGCATCAAATGCCTTGATCAGTGCAAGGTTCAGCGTGTTGATGCTCATATGGAAGATACCCATGCTGGAACCGCACTGATAAGAATAATCCGAGCCGGGACCACAAAGACCGATACCGATCTTGCAGTTCGGGAAGCCCGTTTCCTTATCCAGCAGCGCATCGATGAACTGCTTCGCCTGATCCACGAACTTCTGCACCTCTGCTTCCGTGCGGTACAGTGTAGTGCCCTGTGACACATCATTGGTGCCAAGTGCGATCAGGAAGTAATCGATGCCCTCATAGCCGTTGGTCTCGCAGTATTTCTGGAAATTCAGACGGCCTTTGATCTTGTCCCAGAACGCATTTGTTTTGCCGGCGTAATCCGTATCTGCCAGATACCGGGCAAAGGTCCAGCTGCCGCGTCCTTCGTGCTTGCCACCAGACGGTCCTCTCGTTCCCAGCTGGTGGATCACGCAGTCATTATCCTCTGCCAGCAGACGGTACACTTCCGTTGCCACAGAACCATTGTCCACGAGAGAGTCTCCACAGATGCAGATATTCTTCGTGAGCTTGTCCTTCAGCTTATGGTGGACCCTGACCTGGACAGGTTTGGACGATACCGTATGGCAGTCATCTTCATCCAGACGGCGGACGGTCAGTGCAAAATCCGTACTGTCCTTCGTCGGCGTGTAGTTCATGCAGTACTCGTTCCGGGTCAGGCTCGGTGCATTCGTGCCTCTGGCGAGCACATACAGATTTTCCTTGCCATCGTGGCGGGAAAGACAGTCAAAGAAGATGGAAAGCTGGCGTCCCTCCATGCAGTCCCAGTGGGACGGGGTCACGATGTCATCCTCTACAGCCGGAGTAATGGCTTTCTGCACATAATCCGTGATACGCTTCGGGATGAAAGATGCCGCGTTATCTGCGAAGAGATCACCCGCTTTGTATTCCTTACCGCCCACAATGAACTTCACATCCGGATGAATGTGCGGATTATACAGCTTGCTCTGATACCAGGATGCAATATAGAAACCATTCGTGCCCAGCTTGCGGAACAGGCTGGTATCGTACAGGTTGATGGTTCTCGTGCCAGCATCATAAGCAAGGATGCGCATCGGCATACCAAATGTCGAGCTGGGTGTGTTAAATGCCATCTCTACCGGATCGCCTGCCATGATCCACTCATAGTGGAACGTATCCGGAACACCCAGACACTTGGTACTGACCTGGATCGTTCCGGCATCCTGGTCAATGGTAATACCGCCGCTTGCCAGATACATATGGCGGGAATCCTTACCGGCAAGATCCGTGCGGAGCTGCTGAAAGCGGTCCTCATACTTCTTTTCGATATAGGAATCACGCCGTTCTTCATCGAAAAGCTCACCAGCCTTATAAGTCGTGCCATCCAGCACAATGCTGAAAGAGGAACCCATGTGCGGATACCAGAAATGGTTTTCATACCATGCAGCGATATAGTAGCCGTTTACTCCCAATGCCCGGAACTGTGCAGTGTTGTAAAGATTGATCTGATCTATGGACGAGTCATAGGCAAGGATCAGCATGTGATGCTTTTCTGCTTCCGTACTATCCAACATCGGTACCGGCTCCTCACTAGCACTGATCCAGTAGTAAGCACCGTTATCGACAACCGCCAGGATACGTTTCGTGACCTGAATGGTGCGGTTGACCGTATCGATCGCAAACTGGCCTGTAGCGAGGAACATCTTTGCTGAACGGTACTTGTGCCAGGTCATCGCAGTATTCGCAATCTTGGCTGGATTGCCATAATCGATCCCGTTGATGACTGTACCGCGGCTCGAAGGAGCTGCGTACACCACATTCCAGTCAAAAAAGACCGCAAACACAAAGCGGCCCTTTGTGAATAGATCGCCCCAGCTATCGCCGCTTGTATTTTCCACCTTAATGACAGGGACTTCTGTCTTTTCTCCCGTCTCGTTTGCGGATGCTTCCGCACCATCATAGTAGATCGCCCACCATTTTCCCACTACTGCAAAGTCAAACGAGGTACTGTTTTCCGCCACCAGTTTCGTCTGCTCGTACTGTGTACCATTTGTACGGCGGCAGACATATACACTCTTTCCCTCCGGGAATGTGACTGTCACCTTGCTGCCCGTGAACCTGATATCCACGCTGCCGTTCATCCACTGCCAGCCTGTTGCGTAATTTGACAGCAATCTCATCGGGAGCATATTGTCATAGAGGTACACCGAGAGCTTCGAGAACAGCTTTTCATTGGTGGTGACAGAGATGAAACGGGTATTCGGAAGCAGTGTGATCACATAGTTGTCATAGACCTTGCCGCTCTCTGCCCGGAAACAGCCACCGAGGAACTTACGGTCCATGTCATAGCAGACCACGTTGTTATAGTCATTCCGGCCGCTCATATAGCCGAACTGACCGTCCACCAGAATCGCATCACCGCTGACCGGGACCATGTGCGCCACGCGCCAGCTTTCCGAAGCTACAAGGTTGCCGTTCTGGTTTGCGTAACCATTTTTGATCACCCAGTTCTTCATGATATTCTGCATGGAACGCACCCTGCCGACCGCACGGATATTGTCACCGGCTGTGGGATAAGTCTTTCCCTCATCATCCACACGGGCATCTACAAGCTCCTGTGCATAGTTGGCATTTTTATCTGTAGATGCCTTGACGTTGGCATTGATCTGGGCTTTCAGCGTTTCTGCAGTCTTATCCATCTCGGACTTACTGGCCGCAACCGCACTATTTGCGGCATCGACCTTCTGGGTGATATCCGCCACATCCTGCGCGGTCATCTTGCGCAGGACCGCCACATCTGATGCAGTATCTGTACGAAGCTGCTCTACATCTGCCGCAGTATCCTTGCGGAACTGCTCCACTTCTTCTGCCGTATTCTGACGGTACAGAGCCATCTGCTCCGAGAACCGGGAACACATCGCCCAGTATTCCTCCTGTGATAGAAGCGTTCCGGCCGGCACAGGTTTCCGGCTCATATAGCTGTCGCCTGTGGATTCCTCATACACAATGGTAAGAGGTTCATATTCTTTTGCTTTGTCCCAGACACCATCATGGCGAGGGACGATTCGGTTGCCGATATATTCCGACATATTTTCCCCTTTCCCGGCTCTATCAGCCGTTTGCAAACTCTACGATCAGCCGTCCGTCACCGTCCATTGAAAAGATGAGCTTCAGACCGTCTTCAGTGGTGAAAGCAAGATAGCCGTCATCCGTAACCGTACAGTTCAAAAGATTCTCGATGAATTTCTGGATGGTGCTGGATTCCGACTTGTCACTGAAGCCGAGTCCGTCCTCCGACACAACGGCAAAATAGCCATCGTCCGTGATATACACCTCCAGCAGACCTTTACGGATGGCTTCCACCACACCAGCGTAGGTATAAGTGGCGATCTTGCCGTTGTTGATGGCTGCCCGCTCCACCTTCAGCGTGAGGGAGAACGACCCAAGGACATCCCCTGCTGTGCTGAGCATAACAACATCCAGTGGAAAACGCCCTGCCTGTGCGGTCATGAAGGTCGTGATCGTAAAGATGACCGCCCCATTTTCAACAAACACAAGGTCGGATGCCGTCTCGCTGGTGTAATGGAATATTGTGCCGTCCGGTCTGGTACCGGAGCAGGCAACGATGCAGTCCTGCGGCACGGAATACTGTACCGAGTTGTTATACAGGACACATCTGACTTTCCGTGCCCTGTTATCATATTGTTTGACCGGGACTATCACCGGGATCAGATTCTCCGTCAGTGACAGCTCCACTTCCTGATAAATGCTTGTGATCATTACGCGCTCCCTCCTGATCGGTCTTCTTATCCTCTGTTTCTTCTTTATTCCCATTATCTTTCTCTTCGGTGTCCGGGTTCTCCGGCTCCGGCTGTTCCGGTTCCGTTGGTGTAGTCGGTTCCGTTGGCTGTTCCGGCTCATAGCCAATGGTCTGCCACTGTTCTCCATCCCAGAGCTTTAACCGAAGGTTCTTCTTATCGATCCAGAGCGTATCTGCTGCCAGGGCCTCCGGTGCGGTTTCCGATACCGGGATACTCGGCTGGTACTTTTCATCCAGTTCTTTTTCAACCTCTTCCGACAGCTTCTTCGCCACACTGTATCTCTCGTCCAACTCCTTTTGCAGATCTTCTGAGATTTCCGTAAGGGTGCCATACCGCTTATCCAGTTCCTCATACAGCTCTATGGACAGCTTTTTGGCAGTTTCGTACCGCTGATCGAGTGTTTTCTGAAGCTCGGCAGAGATAGCGGTCGCTGTTTTGTACCGCTCATCCAGTTCCTTCAGCAGCTCCTCGGAAAGCTCCGTGGCTTTCTTATAGCGGTCATCCAGTTCCTTGAGGGTCTGTTCCAGCAGGATCGCTGTCCTGACTGCCGTGTCATCCGACTCCCAGCCATAGCTCCACGTCTTACCGCCATCCGTGGATACAAACAGTCCGGCAGAGCTGTTCTTCCATGCGACCGTGGACTGTTTCAAAGTCGCCGCATTGAATGCATACCGGGTCGTGTTTCCCTTGCTGTCCGTCTCATTTTTATAATGAAGGCCAAATAGCGCAGCAAAAAGCGCACCGTCATAAATAATAGATGCTGTGATCCCACCGACCTGCTCCCCCACTGCTGTCTCCGCACGGACTGCCGTATCGTAGGCAATCGTTGCTGTATTCCGGATGCTGTTGAGCGAACCGGTCAGAGAAGAATTCCGGCTACTGACCGTGGAGTTTGAGAGCGTGATGCTGTTATAACGTTCCAGCAGCGCATCATACTCGGTCTCGGTGACTTTGGAACTGACCTCAATGCCCAGCTTTGAGATATACACATGGACCGTATCACAAAGGGAAACACGCTCTGCTTCCACAATGTCCTCATACCCCGGCGTATTCCAGAGCTGTAAAAAGTCGATCTTGATGTCGATCTCCGGCTCCGTTAAGTCCGTGGTGTCGATATAGTTCTGTGCGTATTCCCGGAGTGCCGCTTCACTCGGCTTTTCCTGAAAATTACTGGTACAGTCCAGCACGGTGATCTTCTGGTAGGGGATCGACCGTTTGCTTTGCAGCACCACCTTCTCCGGCAGTTCCATGACCGCCTGGGTTTCATTATCCACCCAGTACGGATGCACACCAGTGATTGTGTTCTCGATAGATTTTTCCATCTTGAAATCCGTCAGGTTCTTACCGTAGATGATGTGGACGTTATGGTCGGCACCTCTTGCCTTATGGAACCTGACCGTATACCGGTCCCACTCGAATTCACCGCCAAAAACATCCAGAACTGACCCTGCCATACCTCCAAGGCAGTTTCGGAAGGAAGATGGAACCCCAAGCGTAAAAGTCGCGCTGGATTCCACATCCGTCCAGACATTAAACGGACAGTCAGAAGCCGCATGGCTTTTCAACCCCTGCATTGCCCCGACACAGCCAGTCACTGAAAAAGACGATACCGTGATAAAGTTGAGCTGGTAGGAAATATGCCGTGCCTGCACCTCCAGCTTTCCGTCAATGGGAGTAGTGATCTTGTAGATACGGAACGGCTGAGACTGCATGGTATCGGATGGCTTGGCAAGGATGATATTCCCCTCCTCCAGCATCTCTGCATGGATGCCATCTGCCGGACAGACCAGCTTCAGTTCATAGCTTCCGTTTCTCTTTTCCGTTACGGTACAAGACTGTGCATCTGCCAGCTTTCCAATACCGTTATGATTGAACTTCATCTCTGTTGATGCATATAAACATGGGATCACTGGCTGCACCTCCCTCTTACAGCGTCCACCAGCGTGGAGTCACCTCCACCGCCGTGATGCCGCCTGTCCATGCGATTTGTGTCTTTCCCTCCGGCAGTTCCGGGAAATCATCCGAAAGGATGGTCTCATTGCAGAAGCCGGAAGCGTTGTAAGCGTTGTGCGTTTCACAGTTGAGCAGCATGTAGTCCTTGATGCTGTGGATGGTGATCTTCTCCTCACCCACATACAGTTCGCCGCCAGAATCCCCGTAGATCTTGAAGATAGGCTGTGCCGGAAAAGCGAAGGGGTTCTTTAAGGTCGACCTGCCATCCAGCCGGATCACCCTCTGCCCATCCACGCTCCAACGCTGGGGCTTACAGTTGAATGTCAGCTCCATCTCAGCGGCTTTCTGGGCTGTCACATCAAATTCCAGAGCATCCTTGCAGACTGCCATCCGGAAGAAATCCGGGTCGTAGGTGTCCTGCAATTTCTGATACCCAATCGGAGATAACAGCCATGCCTTGACCGCTGCGGTCTTGGCAGGCAGACCGTTGAAGAAAAATGCCTTATACTTGATATCCACGTTCTGATATCTGCGCCTGCCTGTCCTTGCATTCTCGGTGATGATGTCCCCGTTCCTGCCTGGTACGGAGGTACTCTCCACATCCGCAGCCGGGGAATCATACACACCGGGTCCAGACAAATATAATAGGAAGTCCTTACTGGACTTCCCGGCAAAGGACAGATACTGTCTGGCGTATCTGCCTTTAAGCTGAAACTGTGATACTGTCTGCTTTGGGGCATTGTAGCCCATACGCATCTACCTCCTTTACTTGAAGACCGAATCATCCTCGTGGATCATGCCGTTGATCTTATCGGCAACGGTCTGTGCGAGTTCATCATCGTTCCGGGCATTGTAGCCATTGACCGTGATATACACACCGCCAAGGTTGGTCGTCCGGGTGGTGCCGCCTCCGGCCAGAGCCGCCTGCGGGAAGTTCCAGCCAGAGCCATCGAAGTGCGGCAGGGTCAGTTCCGGCAGACTGAAGGAACTGATGCCCTCCATACCCTGCTGCACCTTTGCTGCCATCGACTTGATCTGGCTGATCAGTCCGCCCTCGCCTTTCTTGATGCCGCCGGAAAGCAGCTTCATAAAGTCGGGCATATAGGTGTCCGCATCTGCCAGAGGTCCTTCATCCGGTACCGAGAAGTGCAGGAACGAGCGGATACCGCTTGCCACACTCTTGACCGCATTGCCGACCCAGCTGACGCCCTTTTTGATACCTCCGGCGATACCGCCAACGATGTCTTTGCCCCAGCTGACCGCCGAGGAAGCCACATTCTTGATACCGCTCAAGATGGACGATGCCACATTGCCGATGGCAGATGCCGCATTGGAGATTCCGTTCTTAATGGCATTGACACCGTTCGTGAATACAGAAGTGACCTTGTTCCAAATATTCGTCACACCCTCCCGGAAGCCATCGCAGTTTTTCCAGAGAGCGGTCAGTCCCAGACCGATGCCGCCGACTGCTGCCACTGCGATACCCGCAGGACCGGCCAGACCGGCCAGTGCTGTGCCTGCCGAAGCAAGCACGCCTCCAGCCGAGGAAGCGATACCAGCCAAAGCCGATCCCGCACCAGCAGCCAGACTGGATACAGTCGTGCCAACCGAACCGAACAGTCCTGCGATTGCGGAGCCGGCAGAACCAGCAATTCCGCCCAATGTGGAACCCACACCAGACAGAAGCCCGGAAAGACTGCCGCCTAAACCACCGATCTTCGATACCACACCGGAAAGCAGTCCGCCCAGATTCGACAGGACTCCACTGCCGCTGGAGCTAAGGCTTCCCAGCTTCGAGATAATGCCAGTGATGCCTTCTCCGAGGCCGCCCATCTTGGAAGTCAACCCGGAGATCAGGTTGCCAAAGTTCGACACGATCTGACCGCCATCTGCACTGCCGATTTTCGACAGGAAACTGCCGATGTTGGACAGCAGGCCGCCGCCGTTCTCTGTGCCGAGAACATTGCCGAGGTTCTGCATCGTACTTCCAAGGTTTCCGATGGTGTTCTTCATGGAACCGAGCTTGTCCACAAGCCCCGTGACCGTATTGACCGTGTCACCGACCTTGCTGATGCCGTTGCCGAGGCTCTTTAAGAAATCCGAGTTGAAGGTATCGCCAAGACTGCGGATCGCATTTCCAAGGGAACTGGTCTGAGAACTCAGCTCTCCGATGGATGTTTTCATATCCGCAAAGCCCTGCTTCACCTCATCGCTCATATTTCCGACAGCGGCTTTTGTAATCCCCTGCAGGTCCGTCCAGAGCTGCTGGAACTGGGTCTTCACCCCGGAAAGCCCGGACATGAGATGGGTCTGGATGCCACTGCCCACATCCCTTGCAGCACTGCCGATACCGCTCTGACTTTTCTTGATCGTGGTAGCAAAACTGCCGACCACAGAATCCATCCAATCGCCCAGCGAATCCACCGGGGTCGTGAGGTTGCTGCTCATAGACCCAGCAAGTCCCTGCACGGCTTTCACCACCGACTTGACATTTTTCTTAATGCCGGTCGCCAGCAACTTCATGAAGTCCGGCATATAGGTGTCTGCATCGGACAGAGGTCCTTCGTCCGGCACAGAGAAATGCAACAGACTTCTGACCCTGCTTGCAACATTTTCTGCCGCTGCAATCACGGAACCAGCCGCTGCCCGGACACCTGCCGCCATCTGGGAACAGATATCTGCACCCCAGCGGTATGCCGAAGAAGCAATCGAACCGAGCGAGTTAAAGCTGCTCCTGATACTTGCAACACCAGAAGAAACCGTGCTGCGCAGGCTGGACATTGCCGAAGACACCGTGGACTTGATGCTGTTGAAAGCAGAGGTCGTAGTGGATTTCAGTGTGTTCCAGCCGCTTGTGACCGTACTACGGACAGCTGTGACAGAAGAAGTCGTAAGGGACTTGATACTATTCCATGCAGTCGTAATGACTGTTTTGATACCATTCCAGCTAGTGTTTGTCAGAGTTTTCACTGCGTTCCATGCGCTGGTCATGGACGATTTTACAGAAGCAGTCGCCGAAGTAGTCAGAGACTTAATTCCGTTCCATGCTGTGGTGATAACGCTCTTGATTCCGTTCCAGCTGGTCGTTGTCAGCGACTTCACTGCATTCCATGCACTGGTCATGGACGTTTTCACTGCTACTGTTGCGGAAATCACATTAGATTTCACCGCCGCAAAGCTGGTTTGGATGGTGGTCTTGATGCTGTTCCATGTGCTGGTGGTACTGGTCGTAATGGAACTCCATGCGGATCTCATCGCGGCACTTACACCTGCCGTTCCGGTTCTTGCCGTCTGGCTGATGGCTGTCCAGCTCTTACTGTATGCCTGCTCCACTCCCCTCATGGAGTTGGTGATGGAGGTAGACAGCGTGGTGGACAGGTTCTCCGCCGCCGCAGTCACAAGGCTGGTGTTGGTCGTGATACCGTTTGCCAGACCCTGCATGAAGTCCGGCATCCAGCTTTCCATATCAGCCAGAGGTCCCTCATCCGGCACAGAGAAGTGCAGGAAGGAACGGATACGGTCCGCCACTCCCGATACGGCACTTGCCACATCCTGAATCCTCGACTGGATACCCGACACAATGTTGCCAATCATGTCAGAGCCCCACGAGAATGCCTGTCCAGCCAGCCCCTTGATAAAGGAGACTGCACTGTTAAAGCCGTTCGTGATGGTGGTCTTGATACCGGAAATCGTAGAGGAAATCCCGGATTTCATCGAGTTAAAGGCTGTGGTCGCTGCGCTCTTGATGCTGTTACTGAGGGACGATACCGTGGATTTCATGGCATTCCAGCCGGAAGAAACCACCGATTTGATACCATTTACCACACCGGAGATCTTGCTGCTGATGGCGCTCCAGATGGAAGAAACCGTAGACTGGATCGCAGAAAGGACAGTCGAGATAACTGTCTTGATCGCATTCCATGCCGTGCTCATCCTAGTCTGGATGCCAGTCAGCAGCGGAGACAGGAAGGATACAATGGCGTTCCATACAGTTGTCACTGCGGTCTGAATTGCTGTCAGCACCGTGGAGATAGCTGTCTGGATCGCGGACCAAACCGTAGAGAAAGTCGTCTGCAATCCGGTCAACATCGGGGTCACAAAAGCGACGATGGCATTCCAGATGGAAGTAATCTTCGTCTGAATCGCGGTCAGTGCTGCGCCGATCAGGATCTGTATTGCCTGCCAGATGGTCTCAAACAGATATTTGAACGCATCCAGCAGAGGTTTCATGGTGTTGTAGATGCCGTTCCACACCGAAGTGATCGTCGTGCTGATGGTGTTCATGACCGTAGAGATCGCGGTCGAGATCGCCGTCCACACAGTTGTCACCGTGGTATGGATCGTATTCAGCACAGACGAAACTGCTGTGGAAATGGCCGTCCAGATGGTGCTGAAGGTCGTCTGGATACTCGTAAGGACAGTCGTAAAAAAGCTTGAAACCGCAGTGAACACAGTCGTCGCCACACTCTGGATAGCAGAAACTGTGTTTGAGAAGAAGCTGCTGATTCCGTTCCACACGGTCTCGAAGAAGTTCTTGATACTGCCCCAGACAGTCTGCCAGTCCGTACCGAACAGACCAAGGAACACATCCAGCGCACTCTTCAGAGCAGTAAGGGTCGTGGAGAAAATGGACTTCACGCCATCCCAGATACTGGAGAAGATGCCCTTTGCCGCTTCCCATGCGCCGCTCCAGTTGCCGGAGAACACATTGGAAAAGACATCGAACAGGCCAAGCAATGTATCCAGAACGACACCGAGGATGGTCGAAATATTCTGGAATGCTCCCTCAAACAGCGGTGCAAGCACCTGACAGAAGCCATCCCAGACAGCTTTCAGTACCTCAGTGACATCCTTAAAATCAAAGCCCAGTCCATTGATCCGCTGTGTCAGCTGGTCGCAGAAGCCTTTCACCTTGGAAACGATGTCGTTCCAGATACCGGTAATGGCAGTACGGAACTCCTCGTTGGTGTTCCAGAGATTCATAAAAGCCGCCACCAGCGTACCGATGACCGCCACCACGGCTACAACCGGCCCGGACAGACCACCCAGAACCACCCCCAGCTTGCTAAACACACCGCTGGCACTGCCCACATGGGTGATGAGAAGCCGGACACCCTTTGCAAGAGAACTGAACCCCCGCATTGCTGTGCCGACGGTCGATATGGTCTTGCCCAGCACAATGAGCAGCGGGCCAATGGATGCCGCCAGCAGTCCGATCTTGATGATTGTTTCTCTCGTGCTGTCATCCATGCTGTTGAGCTTGTCCACGAACTGCTGTACCGCCGACACGATCTTGCGGATGGTCGGCATCAGGATATCGCCAAAAGAAATAGCCAGCTCCTCCAGCTGAGATTTCATGATGGTGAGCTGACCATTTAAATTGTCCTGCATGGTCTCTGCCATGCTCTCGGATGCGCCATCGCAGTTTTCAATGGCACCACGCAGTTTGTTGATGTCCGTCTCGCTGGAATTCATCAGGGCAAGGAAACCGGACATCGCATTCTTGCCGACCAGTGCCTCTGCATTGGATGCTTTTTCAGATTCCGACAGCCCGGAAAATGCCACACGGCAATCCGCAAGGATGTCGTTCAGGCTTCTCATGCTGCCATCCGCGTTGCTGGTCGCAATCGTGACCTCACCGATGTTCTTGCCCACAAAGGTCACTTCACCGGAAAGGTTGTTCATGATGGTACGAAGGGAAGTACCAGCCTGAGAAGCCTTGATACCACTATTTGCCATAAGACCGATGGCTTCTGCGGTATCCTCTGCCGAGAACCCAAGCGCACCGGCGATAGGCGCACAGTACTTGAACGTCTCGCCCATCATGGAGACATTTGTGTTCGCATTAGAGGAAGCGGCTGCAAGGATATCTGCAAAATGCCCGGAATCCGCAGCGGATAAGCCGAACGCGGTAAGGGCATCGGTGACGATATCCGAAGTCGTGGCGAGGTCTTCACCCGAAGCCGCCGCAAGGTTCATGATACCCTCGATGCCGTTCAGCATGTCCCCCGTTTTCCATCCGGCCATGGCCATGTACTCCATCGCCGAAACCGCCTCGGATGCAGAGAACTTGGTCTTTGCACCCATCTCACGGGCTTTCGCACGAAGCTGGTCAAAATCATCCCCTGTTGCACCGGAAATGGCGGAGACCTTACTCATCTCGGAATCGAAATCGGCTGCGGTCTTCACTGCGGCAGTACCAAGACCTGTCACTGCTGCAGTCACCGGCAGGAACTTCTTACCGACATTCTCCACAGAAGATCCGATGTTCTGGAGCTTTTCTCCTGCTTCATCGATTTTGGCAAGAGTCGCATTCGTGGTCGCCGCCTGGTCCTGTAAGGATCGCAGATTCTGCTCGGTCTCCACGATTTCACGCTGGAGGGCATCGTACTGCTGCTGGGTGATCTCACCGTTGGCAAGCTGCTCATTCGCTTGCTGTGCGGCAGTTTTCAGAGTTGCCAGCTTTTCCTTGGTGGCTTCAATGGCATCCTTCAGCATCTTCTGCTTCTGGACGACCAGTTCTGTATTGGAGGGGTCCAGTTTCAGGAGTTTATTGACATCCTTCAGTCCGGACTGCGTCCCCTTGATTGACTTGTTTACACTTTCCAGTGCTTTGGAGAGCTTTGTGGTATCACCGCCGATCTCAACGGTGATGCCCTGGATTCTGGATGCCATGTGGATGACCACCTCCTTTTGGTAGAGTAGGCGGATGAGAAATTTCATCCGCCCCTCATCAAACCGTGCATGAGGTTCTCCCTCACACGGCTTTCCGACATTCTTCTTTCTACAGCATTACGTCATGCTCTAGCCATTTTCTTTAATCCTTTTTCGTAAATGCTATTTCTAACAAATCCCACTCTTGACATATGTTTACGCCTTTGGTGTTTCTTGTTATACCATCTTGTAAAGGTACAGATAATGTACCAGTCCAATGCCTGCATCCATTTCTCATTTGTTTTGGTGGAATAATAATTCTTCCAACCTGTGATTTTCGGATTTAGATTCTTTATTAAATCCTCTTCCTTTGCAATCAGCAGACTTCGACTGTTTACATTTCTTTTAATTTCTACTTTCATTTTCCTCATAGCTTTCCTGCTCGGATACTGATAAGTTTCTTTATACAATTGTCCTTTGCTTGTTTCCGTTGTCATTCTTCTGTGGTGCATTCCAAGAAAGTCAAATCCCTCTTTTCCGTCCCACATGCTGACAATCTTTGTTTTTACTGGGTGTAGCTTTAAATCCAGTTTTGCCATGATGTACTGCAATAAGTTCAGTGCGTGATTTGCACTTTTCTTATTCTTGCAGATGATTACTGTATCATCTGCGTACCTTACAAGAATACCGTGAGTAAGTCCATACTTTTCCCACAGTCTGTCCAGTGTATTTAAGTAGATGTTTGCCAATAACGGAGATATAACTGAACCTTGGCTTGTTCCCAGTTCAGAGCTTGTCAGTACATTTCCGTATAATACTCCTGATACTAACCATTGTCTTATCAGCTTCAATATCCTACGGTCTGATATTCTCTGCTCTACCAGTTTCATCAGCTTATCTTGGTTTACGTTATCAAAGAACTTCTCAATATCTGCGTCTACTACATAATAACCCTTGTTGTTACACGCTTTCCTTACCACTTCCAGTGCTTGCTTGGCACTTCTTTTCGGTCGGAATCCATAGGAACAATCTCTAAAGTCAGCTTCGAATACTGGCTCTATTGCTATCTTGGTAGCCATTTGCACAATTCTGTCCTTGACTGTTGGTATTCCAAGAGGTCTTTCACTTCCGTCTGGTTTGGGTATCATAACTCGCTTTACTGGGGATGGTTTGTACTTTCCATCCATCAGTTCCGATTTGATTTCTGACAGGTATTTTTCAATTCCCATCGCTTCAATATCTTCGATTCTGATACCATCTACACCACTGGAACCTTTGTTAGCTTTTACCCGTTTCCATGCCTCGAAAAGTACATCATCCCGATACACCTTATCGTACAGTGCATGAAATCTTCGGCTGTCACATTTCTTGGCTGTCAGATATAGTTTGTTTTGAAGTTGTCGAACTTTTTCTTTGGAGTTATTAGTCTGCATGACATTCTCTCACTCTTACCCTCTCTACAAACTTGAATGAAGTAAGGAACCTTCCCATAAACTGCGTTTTCTTGCACAGTCATTATCGGTACTATGTTCCTCTCCGACTCCCTCTCATCAGAAATACGATTTCGCCAAGCTTATACGCTTTCTTTTTACCTTTTGGTGATGGGTAGGGTCTCTCCAGTTCCGAACCACACTTTTCATACATACCGCTTCCTCTATACCGAAAGATTCTTCCGTGCTGCTTTCCAGTTTCTTCACACGTTCCATGGTTTTCGCCCATATACCCAAGGCTCAACTTCTCTTTGCTCTCCTATCAGAGACCTTTTTAACGATACGGCAGAATTCACTTAATATTACGGTCTGCATGATTGCTCGCTCCTCTTGTCGAGGTTACTTTATCCACTCGCTTAGCACCCTGTATTACTACAACGCACCGAGTTTAGCTACACGGCTCACTGGCGATTACCGTGACCGGACTTTCACCGGCAAGTGTGGTCCAGCTTCGCTGGACACACGGCATAAGAAAAGCCCATCTGCACAGGGCAGACAGGCTAAAATGGGTATAAAAATACCCCGTCAGATTTCTCCAACGGGGTTCACTGTTAATTTATAGTCCTGGGAAAAGGATTCTCATGTAATCTCTGCCACCGTAAATCACACGGTCAACATAAACTACATTGTTTGGTCTTAAGCGGTAAAAGGCAAGATAATTCTTGAACACAACATAGCGGTACCCACTATCAAGTCCGTTTTCAAATACCAGCTTTGCACCAGACTCAGGAAAAGATGCAATCCCATCTACCTTATCCATGATGCCATCTACGGTATTCTGAGCAGCACTTGGATTACAGAGTTCAAACTCGATATAGTCCCATATCTCATCAAGGTCCTTTAATGCTCTCGGAGAATAGTCGATTTTACTTTGCATTCGCACGGGCCCTGAAGTGGTTTCTTACATCTTCTGAAGAAATCCAGCCTTCTTCCTCTCCTGATCTTCTGCCCTCAGCCAGCTCACACATCAGGCGAAGCTGTGCCTGCATCCGATCATACTTTTCCGCCTTTTCTCTCTGCTCTTCCTGCTCATCAATGTTCATGACTGTATAACAGCCACGCCCATTTTTAGTCAGATATAAAGGCTTTCCAACCTGAACGGTTTCGAGAACAGTCGCATAATTTCTCAAATCAGAAATCGGTTTGATGTTCGGCATAATAAAGCCCCCTTTCTTGGTTTCTGCTTTTATTATACCTCTTGTCTGTGCCAAATTCAACATCTTATTTGGTGCTAAATTTTACAATTTTTCATCAAAAGACGTCCATATCATATTGAGAGGCCAGCTCTTTCTACGGATAATCGTCATTCTGGCATCAGTTGTATTTTACAATAACACCCCCATATATTTGCGGATCACATTATCAACCCGAAATAGCTTTGCATACTCCATGAGTCGATTCAGGTCCTTGTCTCGTCTGGAAACATATGTCTTCAGAATGGAATTGAAATCCTGTGCTTCAATACTGCTCCGGCTTCTCATCAGGTCACAAATCGTCCGTTCCAGGTCATACATCGGAATCATATTCCCGTCATTGTCTTTCACAATGATCTTTCCGACATCCAGTAATTCCCGTTTTACCGTATATACTTTACAACTTCCATCCGCTGTAAGCCGATGCGCATTGTAACCGCTGTATATGGTAAGTGTGTGGACAAACGGTTCTCTGTCTGTCAGGCCATGATAATAAAAAGCCTCGTCATGTGAAAAAACAGCATTTGCACATCTTTTATGAAGCACATACAGTTCATCTACCCAATCCGATCCCGTTGAATAAACGCCCCGGCTGACCGACTCCAATCCGTTCTCTCGGACATATTTGTAAAACTTAAATTTTGAAATTCCAGATTCTTCCGCAATTTTCGGTGTAATATAATCATAATTTTGAACCAATCTTGTCATCTCATCCACAGAATCACCATCCTTCCGTGCTTATATTGTAATCGAAATAAGCACGGAAGTCGAGCTTTATTCTGTTAAAAGACATCCATGTCATGTTGAGATGCCAGCTCTTTGTACGGATAGTCGTCGTTCTGCCGCTCTGTGAACATATCATTGACCAACCCGATGGTCAGCAGGTCGAGGTCGGCGATGCTGATACCGAGCTGTACACAGCGCAGCAGAAAGAGCGGGGTGGTCATTTCCCGCTCACTTTTTCGAGGTTTTTTCTGGATTCCACCTCCGTCTGCACATTCAGACCCCACAGTTCGATCAGCTGGGGAAGGATCTGGTAGATGGAGAAGGTGTTGAACTGGTCCAGGAACTCCTCCGGGCTGTCCGGCACCTTTGCTGGGTCTGCATGACGGGCCATCAGCCATGCCAGATCCTCGAACATTTCCAGACTGAACAGGTCGAGGTTGGAATTGTCCTCATCGTTCTCCCCCACGCTCTTTTCCAGCTGGCGCAGGTCTTTGTAAATGTCACGGCCGAACTTGATGCGGTACAGGCGCGGCACGGCGGCACTTGCCTTAAAAGTGACTTCCTTGCCATCGATCTCGATTTTCTTCGTAACTGCCATAATCGTAATCCTCCAAAATTTCATGTAAAATTGGCAGAGCCGAAGCCCTGCCGTATATCGTGTTTCTTACTCTGCCGGGTCAATGCTCACCAGTGCATTACCGCCGCTCACAGTAGGCAGCTTACCATCCCACTTCTGGATCTTCTGGTACTCGATCAGCGTATCGGACAGGCTTTCTGCCAGTTTGCGGTTTGCCTCTGCCTGTGCTTCTGCGGCAATGGAAGTCTTCTGGGCTTCCGCCTCTGCATTGGTGATCGCCACCTGCTTATCCGCTTCTGCCTTGGCAATGGCGGCTTCATTCTCGATTTTCTGCTTATCTGCATTCTGCTGTGCAATGGACTTCTGCTGGATGGCTTCGTTATAAGCATCCTCGAAATTCATGTCGTTGATGACGACCTTGTTCACAAACACAACGTCCTCACCATATTTCTGCACAAGGGATTCTGCCAGCTTCTGTTGTGCCAGAGGCTCAATCTTGGTGCGGTTTGTCACCTCATTGGGGCCAAGTTCAGCCATCGCAGACTTGATGGCAGATGCCACCAGCTCATCACCAACCAGATTCTTGATGTCGGACACATTCGCATACAGCCATGCACTCTTCTCAGAAAGCACCTGATAGGTCACGATCACATCAGCGGCATACACAGGGGTCTTGTCGGAGGCTTCGCCCCAGACCTGCGCTTCGATGTGCTTATCCTGCTGCTTGTTGTTGACCTTGTGGATGCTCTGCACAAAGGGAATGCAGAAGTTGAGCTTGCCGCTCTGAATGGTGGTTTTCTGGATCTGACCGAAGCTGGTCTTCACGCCCGTGTAACCGGTGGGGATGATGTGGAACGAGCAGACAGCCAGCACCAGAACGATGATCACTGCGAACAAAGGAAAAATCTTCTTCATAATCGTATACCTCTTTATAATAATGTAAGCAGAGCCGAAGCCCTGCAGTGTGTGTCGGTCACTTAGCCCTGCGGCTCCTCGGTGTGGCTGGTGTCTTCGGTGTCCACAGCTTCTGCCTGCGGCTCGTAGACCGCATCGTACCATTTGTTATAGACATCATCGGTGGTGTTGGTGCCGGTCTTTGCCTTGACATAACCGTTTGCCAGAGGGGTTGCCTGCAGGTTCAGGGTGTCCGTCTTGACTTCCTTGCTGTCCTCATTGGTCTCACCCTCGATGGACGGACGGCTTGCCACACAGTTGTACAGCACATGACGGATGTGACGCTGATCGCCATCGAACTCAAACAGGAAGGCGAAATGCTCCAGTTCCACATTGGCGTTTTCCGCAAGCACACCGTTGCCATCCAGCTCCTCGTGCATGATGTCCGTGAGGAAGCTCTCCGGGATCAGCGCGATTTCCAGATCCCCCTCATAGCCGGAGTTGTTATTCACGACATAGTAGGCGATATTGTCCGCATAGAACGGCTCGATCTCGCCATTGGCATCCATAGAAAGACTGACTGCACCAGGGATGCGGACCGGCTTTGCGTAGGTGACGCTGCCATCTTCGTCAAAGGTCGCCTTGGCATAATGGCAGTTTTTCAGGCCAAATTTGACCTTATTGCTTTTCTTCGACATAGTGTTCCTCCCATAAAAATATCCTGCATGAGCATCACACAGTCAGCTCATACAGGACTTCATACATTTTTTCGGTTTCGATCCAGACCTCGCTTTTCTCATAGTAGAGTTCGTGTGCGGTCAGGACTTCTTCAATGCTTGCTTCCATATCCGGGTCTTTGTAATCGGTGTACACCTCAATGTCCAGCCGGTTGAAATGGTGGTACACAAGGTTGTCCGCACCGAAATTCTCGGCTTTCGGATACAGGAAGCTGATAAACGGTGGATCAGGGCTCTCCCCTTCTGCGAAATGGTCATACGCATAAGGAAGCCCCATCGCCTCCATCAGAGCTTTTACTTCTTCGTGGGTCATTGGTTCCTCCTTACTTTAGTGCCTTTTCGATGAGAGACTGGAGCTGCTCGATGCCGGCCTGCTCTGCCGGAGCGATATGGGGTCTTCCTGCCACCCGTCCGCCGCCGCGCTTGGCATGACCTTTTTCCAGCAGATGTGCCAGCTGGTAGCGGTTCTTGGAATGCACCACCATCTGAAGGCTCTGGCTGGATTCGGACTGTTTGGTCGCCACCCAGCTTCCTTTGTATGCACCCGTTCTGGACGGTGCATTGGCCGAGATCTGGTCTTTGACCGTTTTGGCAGACTTACGGACAGCACTCTTCACCTGCGTAGAAGCAAGGGTCGCATATTCTTTTAAGCCCTCGTTGATGGCATCTGCCATCTCATCAATACTGACGGTTCTGCTCATCCGGCTGCCTCCTTTCCAGTCTGCAATGAATCTTCAGGATCTTCTTCTGATAGTTCATCGGGTCAACGGATTCGATATTGTAGAGCTGATCTCGGAAGCGGATGCGGTAACCTGTTGATGTGAGATTTCTGGTCTCACTGCACCAGCGAACTGTAAACACCACGCTCTTCTGTTCGGCTGTGACCTCACCTTCTTCTTCCTGTGCCTGATAGGTCGAAGCGTAGGCAAAGCAGGTGAAATATTCCTCCCATGTGTTCCGATGGTTTCCGACCTTATCGGTCACGACCGTGCTTTTCTCGATTGTGATCCGCTCATTCAGTTTCTCGATCATCAGAACACCCCCTCCCTCACAGCATACAGAATGGAACGAAGCGTCAGCATCAGCTGCTTATGGTCGGCTTCGTCCCGGTGCTCATAGAGATATCCCAGTGCATACAGAATCGCCACACGGCAGGTGCTGCGCAGGGCTTCCAGTTCCCTTGTGGGCTGTACTCCGTTCTCGGCATCCCGGTCAGCGGCATTAACTGCCTCCCACTGGTCTTCCGATAAACGTCCCACGTCCTTACACATCTGCTCCGCAGAAGATAAAAGGATGCCGATCAGGGCATCCTCATCGCTGCTGTCCACGCGGAGATAGGTCTTCGCTTCGTAAAGCGGGATCAGTGCCATAATCGGCTCCTCCTTTCCAGACTTTCTTAGCCCTGCGGTGCCATCTGCAGAAGCTGTACGGCTTCGGGCAGGATCAGCTTGCCATCCACACGCTGGGTGGTCAGGAAACCGACCTGATCAGTACGGGCATACAGCTCGTTCAGACGGCGGAAGGTGCGGTTCTGGCGGTCAGCCACCCAGTAGTAGCTGTAATCGCCAAAGGCCATGACCTTGCTGCCACCCTTGATCTCCGGCATGAAGGCGGAAGTCTTCAGCGGACGGTTCAGCAGGGTATCCGGCTTGCCGATCTCCAGACCCGGCTTCCAGATATAGTTGCCGTTGTTGTCCTTGATGGTCATCAGCTGCAGCACCAGGGCTTCGTTGCAGAGGAACTGTGCCTTCTTACGGTACGGAGCCTTCAGTGCATAGTAGAGCTTGAAGATTTCATCAAAGGTAACGGCATCCTTCTGGGCAGCGGTCACACCGACCTTGGCACCGCCGGTCTCAGCCAGCAGACCCAGAGGCTTGCCCACACCGTCGCCGGCGATAAAGGCGCGCTCCTCTGCATTACCCATACGCACACCGAAACGGCGGGCAATATAGGTGGCAAGGTCGAATGCGGAGTCGTTCAGCAGCTCATTGGAGATCTTGATCATAGTGCCCAGCTTGTACGCAGACAGCATGGTCTGACCGAAGGTGGTATCGCTCTCCGGGATCTCCTCGCCCTCATCGATCCAGCTTGCCTCACCGGTATCCTCTGCGATGGGGATCTTACGGGTGCCTGAGCTGGTGCGGATGACCGTTGCCAGACCACGGAAGATGTTGTTCTCCTCCAGTGCCTCCACCAGCTTCTTCTCGAACTCATCGGGGACGGTAAAGCCGCCCTCGGTGTCCTCACCCACAGACAGGGCATTGCGGACCTCGCCGTAATGGCCACGGTTGCGGATCATGTTCCAGAAGTTCTCGGCATACTCGGCAGTGGCGGTCGGCTTGACATCCTTCTTGGCACCGTTCTTCGGGTCAGCATGGACAGGACTGGAAGTCGGTGCGGACAGCTGTGCCTCGATCTGTGCCTGCTGCTCCAGACGCTCGATCTCTGCACCCAGGTCCTTGACCTCCTGTGCCATCTTGTTGTACTGCTCCACGGCCTCAGCCTTTACCAGACCGTTCTCGCCGCGGTTCTTTTCCAGAAAGTCCTTGGTCTGCTCCCAGAGAGTGTTGCGCTTGGTGCGCAGTTCCAAAATCTTACTCATAGTGTTTGTCCTCCATAGATTGATTTGTGGTGATATAAAAAACAGCCTGAATGCACATCACTTCATGCACTCAAGCTGCTTCATCAGGATATTATAGGAGATGCTGCCATCTTCGGTCTTGCCGTCCATGTCAAGGACAGGGCCGGAATTAGCAGGCGGTTCAGCCGGAGGGGTCGGCTCTGCGGACGGTTTCGGGTCAGCAGGCGACTCCTTCGGCTCAGTGTGTTTCTGACCCACATCTTCCGGCTTCACACCCAGACGGTTCAGGACGATTAGATCCATCTGACGGCTGGAGAAAAGGTGCCCTGCCGTATCCTTCTGGAACGGCTTCTTTTCTTCGCCCTCGCCCGGTTCACTGTCGGGACCTTCTTTCGGATTCTCCGGGTCTGCCGGGTCACTGTCCGGCTTCTCCTCTTTCTTTGCAAAGAGGATCTCGTCTGCAAAGCCCAGTTCCACCGCCTTCTTCGCATTCATCCAGGTCTCATTGCTCATGAGGTTGGCAATGCGGGCGTGGCTGAGGCCGCTCTTTGCAGCATAGGCATTGATGATGCTCTCCTTGACTTCGGTCAGCACCTCGATGGCCTTTTCCATGTCCTTGGTGTTGCCCATCGCAACGGTGCTGGGGTCATGGATCATCAGCATGGCAACGGGACTCATCTGAACAGTATCACCGGCCATCGCCACAACGGATGCCGCCGAAGCTGCAATCGCATCGATCTTGACCGTGATGCTGCCCTTGTAGTCCCTAAGCATCGTATAGATCTCGGCAGCGGCGAACACATTGCCGCCCGGAGAGTTGATCCAGACGGTCACATCCCCCTCGCCGGATTCCAGCTCATCCCGGAACATCTGCGGCGTGATCTCACCGCCCCAGAATGATTCCTCATCGATGGGGCCTTCCAGCCGGAGGATTCTGGTGTCGTCACTGTTTTTGATCCAGTTCCAGAATTTCTTCATCGGGTTCTCCTTCCATTTTTCCGTGGCTTACTCTCACTCAGCCGATTATCGCTGTCAGGTTCTTCTTCCGGGTCGGGCTGTGTTTCTTTCGGCTGATTCTGCTGGGCTGCGGCAGCTTTATTCTGCTGTGCCACCCCTGCATCTTTCAGCTTCACATAGCCGCCGTTCAGGTAGTAGTCGTCACCGCCCTCCTCTGCCGGGATGAGATCCATGTTCTCCAGACGATGCACATCATTCGGAGAGAGGAAGCCGTTGCTGATGCCGGTCGCATAACCGTTCATCCGGCTCTGGTAATCGCCACGGAGCAGACCATCCACATTGAATTTCGGGAAGTAGGTATCCTGCTCCTCCTCCAGCAACAGATCCTTGATGATGCCCTGCTCAATGCGGACAAGCCACGGGGTCAGGGAGTGCATCACAAAGTTCAGCGACTGGTATTCAATGTTGGAGAATGTGGCTCTGGACAGATCGGCTACCAGATGCGGAGGCACACGGAAGATTCGGCAGATCTCCGTCACAGAAAACTGCTTCGTTTCAAGGAACTGACTATCCTCCGGTGGCAGAGAGATCGGTTTGTAGGCCATGCCCTCTTCCAGCACAGCCACACGATGGGCATTGGAAGCACCGCCATAAGCCGCTTCCCAGCTATCCCGGATACGGTTCGGGTCTTTCACAACGCCGGGATGTTCCAGCACACCACTGGGCTGTGCGCCGTTCTTGAAGAAAGAGGAACCGTATTTGTCCACTGCAATGGAAGTGCCGAGGCTGTTCTTCATCATGGCAATTGGTGAAAAACCGATCAGACCATTGAATCCAAGTCCCGGCACATGAAAAATCTCGTCCCGGCGGAAGTAGATGTCCTTGTTCTGCTCTCCCGGAACTTCATCCGTGTATGCGTGGTAGATATAGTAGAGCTCGCCGCTCTCATCCCGGTCCACTTCGACATTTTCCGGTAAAAGCGGATACAGACCCAGTACCGTATTCTTGCCATCCCGGACGATCTGTGCGTAAGCGTTGCCCCAGAGGAGCAGATGGGTCATCAGCGTTTCCCAGAAGACAAAGGATGTCATTTCGGGGTTAGGCTGGCGATACAGAATCTTATACAGCGGATGATCCCGTGCCTTTTCCTTATTGCCGTTATCGTCCGTCTCCCGATACAGATGCAGTGGCAGTGCCGCAATGGACTCTGCCAGCAGACGGACACAGGCATATACCGTCGGGATCTGCATGGCGGCTTTCTCATCCACCTGCTCCCCGGCATTGGAACGTCCAAACACAAAGGTCTGCCCGGAATCTCGGACGTTATCCGTGACCTGCGGCAGACCTTCTTTTGGCTGTTCTGTTTTGGGAGAATCCCTTGGGTTCTCAAACCCCATCCATTCCCAGAATCCCATTAAGCCTTATCCCCTTTCTCCAGTTCCGGCAGACCGGCAAGGCTGGTACCGAGGGACGCAACACCTGCTACGATCACTGCACTGCCGACCGCCATCCAGTCTACCGTGCCGCCGGGCATCTGTGTCACAACCAGGGCCGCGCCGGTCTGGAACATCGTCTTTGCAGCACGGATGCCGGCTGCCTTCCACCATTCTGCACTCATCAGATACTTCATAGAAATCTTCCTTTCTTTCCCGTTTCTTTCTTCTTTCTTTCTCATTTCCAAATGAAAAGAAAGAAGAAAGAAAAATCAAAAAACGATCATGTCACGTTCGTCGTAGACGCTTCCCTGCTGCTGTCCTTCGTTTCGGATGCAGCGGTCCAGTGCCATGATTGCAGCGACGATACCATCGATCTTCTCCGGCGACTTCGCCTTGGTCGGCTTGATGTTGCCAGCCGGGTCGGTATCCACGACCACATTCCCTGCCATCCATGCCATAACAGGATTGCCGCCGTGGATGATCCTGCCTTCCATCAGGAGCTTGTAGAACTCCTTGGTAGGCGGGCTCATATCTTTGAAGCCCTGACCGAAAGGCACAACTGTGAATCCCATCCCCTCAAGGTTCTGGGTCATCTGCACGGCTCCCCATCGGTCAAAGGCAATCTCCCGAATGTGATAGGTCTTGCCCAGCTCCTCGATGACCTTCTCAATGAAACCGTAATGGATGACATTGCCCTCGGTCGCCATCAGGTAGCCCTGCTGATACCAGACATCATACGGAACGGATGCCCTGCGCACACGTTGGGGGATCGTATCCTCCGGTATCCAGAAGAACGGAAGCATGATGTACTTCTCCTCTGGAACTCTGGGCGGGAACATCAACACAAAAGCCGTGATATCGCCGGTGCTGGACAAGTCCAGTCCTCCATAACAGTCACGGCCCTTGAGGGCTTCCATATCAATAGACTGGTTGCCGAGGTTGTAGATGTGTTCCGGGATAACCCGGGTCAGCGAGGACACCCACATGTTCAGACGAAGCTGCTTGAACACATTCTCCTCTGCCGGGTTATCCAGTGCTTCCTGATATGCATCCCGGACACGCTGGATCTGAATGGTCTGCCCCAATGAGGGATTTGCCTTATACCAGTTGGCTTCATCATGCCAGTCATCCTCATCTGTCAGTCCATAGACCACCGGATAAAAGGTGTGGTCGATCTTACGTCCAGCCAGCAGGTCAAGGGCTTTCATGTGGAGCTCGTAGCAGATGCTCTCCTTGTCCGTGCCGGCCGTGGTGATCAGGAAGAACAGCGGCTGCTCACGGGCATCACCGGAACCTTTGGTAAGGACATCGTAGAGTTTTCGGTTTGGCTGGGCATGAACCTCATCCAGCACCAGACCTGACACGTTCAGACCGTGCTTCGTACCAACTTCGGCAGACAGAACCTGATAAAATCCTGCGTTCCCGTAGTTCACGATGCGCTTGGTGGCTGCCATGATCTTGCACCGTTTCAAAAGTGCCGGGGTCATCTGCACCATCTGGTGGGCAACATCAAAAACAATGGATGCCTGCTGGCGGTCAGCCGCCGCACCATAGACTTCGGCAGATGGCTCATTATCGGCAAAAAGCAGATACAAGGCCACCGCAGCGGCAAGTTCGGACTTGCCGTTCTTCTTACCTATTTCGACATAAGCCGTGCGAAACTGACGGTTTCCCTTTTCATCCACGATGCCGAACACATCCCGGATGATCTGCTCCTGCCAAGGAAGCAGCCAGAACCGCTTGCCCGCCCACTTGCCTTTGGTATGACGCAGGTTTTCGATAAAAGTCACTGCCCGGTCTGCTTTTGCGGCATCGTAATGGCAGGTCGGAAGCATGAACCGGCTGGGTTTGTAGTCCTTCAGTTTCGGATAGTTTTGGGGTCTGCACTCTGCCATCAGCTTCCACCTCCTCCCAGCAGATTCTCCATCTCATCAGCTGCATCCGCAGGACCGCCGTCCGAAGCAATGATCCGGCTTCGGGAGGACGGGGTCAGACCGAATTGCTCTGCAAACTTGTTCATGATCTTCAGATAGGTCTGGGCGATGGACACCTGCGGCACCTGCTGCCAGTACCCGGACGGGGTCTTGACAATGGTGCCGTGCTGGGTGATGAACTCCTCTGCCTCCTTCCATCGGGCATATGCCTGACAGTAACCGGCAAAGGCCGCCATATCCACTTCGGTCAGGATGCCGATGGCTTCCATCTGTTTGGCAAGTCTACGCCACTCTTTCTTTGCTTCCGGCTCCAGCCACTTCGGACAGGCCGGTGCTTTCTTATTGGGCTTCGGTTCGCTGGTGTTCAGCGGATGCTTGCCCGGATTACCTTCCAGTTCCTTCATGGCGGTCGGCTTTGGTTTTCTGCCTCTGGTAGCCATTGGCATCTCCTCCTTTCTGCAAAAATGGGTAAAGAAAAAGGACCTCCAAAGAAGTCCTCGAAATATCATTTTCCTAAACAAGAAACTTTTCTGTATAACTAACAAATAGTTTCCCATTTCGGCAACTTTATATAAAACACATCGGATACGAGGCACAGCCCCTTTTCGGGGCGTGTACCTTTTGGGTGCTGTTAGGCGTTGGGGTTGGCTTCCTTCCAAGCCTCGTATTCATCGACCAGCTCCGCTTCCTCGATGACCTGCCAGACGCTGCAGAAGCGGCTTCTCTGCTGCTCGATCTCCGCTTCCGTCCAGTCTTCCGGCTTGCGGCTCATGTCGTGGTAGGCGTCCATCTCCGCTTTCGTCCGGAAGAAAAGGATCTGCTTCAGCTTCAGCGTTTCCTCATTGTTACGCAGGCTGTACCGCCTGTCTTCTGCCGCCCTGCAAAGGCTTCCGAGGTCACTGCAGCTGAGGGTCATGTCCTGCTTGAAGGCGATCTCGATGCCAATCAGCTTCTTCTCGGTGTCGGCTCCCTGAATGTTCTTAAGGTAGGTTTTTGCTTTGTTCGTCATGGTCTGTATCCTCCGTGTGTTTTGTTTTCCGTAGGGCTTTCCCCTTCGTTGTGACTGTATATTACCGTCACTGCCCGGACATAGCAAGCGGCTATGCTGCACGATCATACACACCTCTTTTTGTCGGATTTATGTGTATTTCCACACTGGAGAAATCCGCCACTACGAGCAAAAGCCCCCCGAAGGAGCTCTGCCCTTTTTCAGTGTGCGTTCTTGATGCACCACTCGATCGCGTGACCGGCATCCGTGTAGGTCTCATCGGAAATCTTCAGAAGCTCCAGTCGACACTCAATCGGTGACCAGCCTTCCTCTGGGTCTTCCACAAATCCGTATACCGCTCCCTCCAGCATGCCGTTCCAGTTCATCTGGGCAACCAAAACCCGGTCACCGAACTGCATGATGCTGTCGTAGCAAGGTCTGAGTCGGTCGTAGAAACTCTCGATGCTGATGTTGTTTTCTGGAAAGTCGATCAAATGCTTTTTCATAGTGAATTCCTCCGTGTTTTCGTTTTTCCCTTGGGGCTTTCCCCTTTCGGTATGTGCATATTACCGTCAGGTGCAAAGGATAGCAAGCGGCTAAAGTACACGATCTTCTGCCCGGAATACCAGGCAAAATGTACGTCACTCTGCGTCCTGCTCCATGAGTTCCACAATGGTGTCGTAGAAGAACTGCGGGTCGTATGCCAGCGGTTCCCGTCCGGCTTCCTTATCCATCCTGATCTGGTCTTCCACCATATCCTCGGCATCCTCCAGCGTGAAGGCATCCTTATCGCTGTCATCCATGTGGTTGTAGATTTCCACGATGACATCCATCATCCGTTCTTCCATGTGCTTCTCCTTTCTGGCGCATCCACGCCGCCACATCTGCCCCTGTGTTGGACGTTGTCGGTTCATTCGGATCGTTTTGCCGCCCGTGGCACAAGCCCCTGTGTGGGGCGGTGTCGGGGGCTGTCGGTTTATCTGGTCATCCGTCCCAGCAGGTAGGCTTCTTCCATTGCTTTCTGGATGCCCCAGACCGGAACCTCAATGAAGTCCTCGCTGTCATTATCGCGGGCTTCGAGGTCGCCCCGGCTGTCTACCGCTGCCATCAGGCGCTTGGCGATCTCCAGCAGGGCTTTTTCCTCTTCCTTGGTGATGTTCTTCTTCATGGTGGTTTCCTCCGTTTTTCTTGGTTTTCCGTTTCGGTATGTGCATATTACCGTCTATGTCACACACTATCAAGCGGCTATACTACACAAATATGTTCCCCCGGAACTGTGCGTATTACGGCAGAAGAAAAGGGCCGCCGTTTCCGGCAAGCCCCATGTGTTTCTCTGGCTTAGTAGTCTTCATCGTCCTCGTAATCTTCCTCTTCGTCCCAGTCATCTTTCTCTTCATCCCAGCTGTCATCCTGGTCTTCTTCCTCATCTTTGAAGTCCCACATATCTTCAGTCGGCTGGTTTCTAAGGTCTGGGTTCTGCTCGACATAGTCGGCAACCGCTCCGCAAAGGATGTCCAGAACCTTTTCGTAGGCTTCCTCGCTGTAGACTGCCCAGGCATCTGCAGTCAGCTTTGCGATTTTGTCGTTGCCCTTGGCTCCAAGGAACCGCCCTGCAGGGTTGCAGGTTTCCTTGCCGTAGCCGATGCCCAGCTGGTCGCCATCGTTGTAAAAGCGGTATCCGATGCGGCTCATTGCCCTTACCAGCTCCCCTGCGAGGCTGTCTGCCTTGCCCGTCTCCGGTACCAGTTCCTTGAAAAGTTTATTGATGCGTTCTTCGTTCTTCGTCATTGTCGTATCCTCCGTTTTTGTTGTTTTCCCCTTTCGGTGACTGTATATTACCGTCACCTCGGAGCACTATCAAGTGGCTATACTACACGATCATTCAATCCTGTAATTGTCATATTTATGTGCTTCTCATGCCAGCTTTCGGAAGACAGACACGAGCAAAAGGCTGGTCATTTCCAACCCCTTGCGCCTGTCGGTCTTGCCTTTAGCGGATGATTTCAAGGTAGCTTACGTTGCCCCAGCAGTCCGTTCCCTTGAAGCGGATGCGCTTGTCGTTCTCCCTGTCGAGGGTGAATTTCCGCAGGAGCTTCATCTTCTGGATGCGGTTCAGAAGGTCCTTGCCGTTCTTCGCATCCTCAACGGCATCCCTGATTTCGACCACCGCGCTGTCGCTTCCGTACCAGAGGTTGCTGAGTGCCTCTGGAATTCCGTTTGCAAGGTAAAGGCTGATTTTTGTGTAGGTCATGTTTTTTTCTCCTCAGAATGTCATCGTTTCCAGAATCTCATCCATGCCTGTCTCCCAGTCATGGCAGCTAAGTTCGATTTTGCTGTACATCTCTGCGCTGTCCGGCTCATCGAAAAGCCGGAAGCATTCTCTTGCCAGCTCCTCGCTGGTGTGCTGCTGGATTTCATCCGGCTGTCCATCCAGCCGTGTAAAGATAATCTCGTAAGTGTAGCGTTCCATGTTCTTTGCCCCTTTCGTTTTGGTAGCTGTATATTACCGTCACTGCCGGACACTATCAAGCGGCTAAAGTACACGATCATCTGCGCCCTGAACTGGTGGATTTATGTGTTTATCCGGGGAAGTTTCCCTCCCCGTTTTTCTTAGCTGAACATCTCTGCCGTGTCATCGTCGATCCAGAGGTGCATGCCGTCTGCTTCCATGATTGCGTGGTCTTCATGAACCTCGGTGATGATTCCTTCCCGGCTTCCGCTACCATCGAATTCGTCCCAGTGCCATGTTGTCTTTCTTCCTTTTTTCCATGTTCTCCAATCAGCCATTCTGCTGTCCTCCTTTGCTTTTTGTAGCTGTATATTACCGTCACTGCCCTGTGATAGCAAGGTCATAAAACCTCATATTATCAACGATCTTCGTCCCTCATGTTTGGTACATATATGACCCCTGATTGACTTGCTATATATGTGTTTCTGCGGCATTATACACACAACGAAAGCAAAGAAAACCAAACCAAAAACGGAGGACAAAAACCATGAAAAAGACCATTACAGAAGTTGAAACCGCAATCGAAAACCGCATCGCAGAGCTTGAAGAAGAATACGAGCTGGACATTTACGACCGCAACGACATTCGGGAAGAAGAATACCAGAAAGCCGGATGGCGGCACGACCCTTTCCCAGAGGAGCTTGAGGAAGAGGACGAAGAAGAGGAAGAGGATTGGCACTACCACAGCATGGAGGAACGACTGAACGAGGTCGGCATGAGCATGAGGGATTTCTTCTAAGGAATCCCAAGAGTCTCCCCAGCAGAGGCTGGGGCTCTGCCTCGTATCCCCCGTTTTGGTTTGGTATGATACACAAAACCGCTGCCAGATGTTTGTGTACATTATGGCGGCGGTTTTCCTTGCTATCGTTGCTTTCCAGAGGTAATATACAGTAAACTGGAAGGGGGTTCTCATTCTTTTGAGGCCCCCATTTTCCGTCTAATCGGCTTCGCCCTGTATTGCCTGATGCATCACCCCGCGGTTATGCGCTCTGGCTTTCTTTTTCAGGTCCCTTTTCCATCTGCGGATGGTCACCGCCTTGCAGTGGTTTCTTGACCATTCGTATTCATCCAGAATGTATCTGCCGCCGTGTTCCCTCTCGCCATAAGCAGGCATCTTTCTGTGTCCCATAGGCTCCTCCTGTTAAACCAAGCCCTCCCGGTCTTTTCTGGCCGAGAGGGTATTTTTCTGATTGCGGTATCTTATTCCGGCTTCGTTCCGTCATCCATCTGGATGACTGCCATCTGCCCGAACATGCTGACGAATGCCTCCGGCACCCAGAAGCGTTCCTTGAATTTCCGGATCAGGTCCTGGGGCAGCTCTGCGAAATCTTCCTCGCCCAATCCGCAGATGAAGAAGTTCCCCTTGATGGGCTGCTCCAGTTCCGGGATGTATCTGCTGAATGACTTCTCAGTGAACAGCCCGTTGTCATCGGTGACCAGGGCGGCGCGTTCTTCCCACGGGTAGGTGGCTGTGATACAGTCGCAGTCGAGGATGCGGTAGAACTCTTTCAGGGAGTTTTCAATGTCCACCACCTGCGGATGCTCCATCGGTTTGATCAGAAGAACCTTCATTCGACCCAGCCTCCTTTCACGATTGCCCAGTCTGCAAGATGCATCTTCTGCTGTCCGCCCCATGCAATGTCCTCTAATGCTTCCTCCGTTCCGCAGCGGTTTCAGATCTGGATGGCCGCCCTTCGGCTGAGTGCCTGCTGCTGATGGTCGTAGCAGTCAGGCTTTGCTCCGCACCTGGGGCAACGTGGGCCGGTCTGTCGCGTTTTACCAAGGCGGTCGAGCGACACCTTGACCTCGGCATCCGTTGCCACACGGTGGCAACTGTCCGCGCCGTAGGCAACGTTCAGATGGCTTCCGGTATCCCAACTCACCAAGATGTTTCCGGCATCATCGACCCCGTTGCAGGTTCCCTGCGTTCCGATGGTCGGTGCCTGCCTGTCATCCATCTCATCGAGGACGATCCGACATCCGACCGGGAACTCTTTTCTCAGCTTCTCGACCGTTTTCTTATCTGCGAAATTCATGCCTGCACCTCCTCGATCATCCGCTGGGCGGCATCCTTATCCATGCATTCCTTCAGCGCACCTTCGAGGATGTGCATCGGGAAGTGGAATGCCTTGTAGCCGTCATGCAGAACTTTGTAGTAATACCGGCTCGGTGCGCGGTGCCCGAAGTCGTTCTCCATGATGTAGACCATTGCGGTCACCATCTCCGGCTCTGCCCTTTCCCGGAGCAGTTCGATGTTCAGATCTTCCTTGCGGTAGTAGTTCGGGTAGCCCTCATAGAGGTCGAGGTTTCCTTCGTCCCTTTCCGAGATCTCCCACACCAGGACCGGCGTATTCTTCTTCGGGTTCGGTGCGATGGTGGCGCAGCCGCGGAACAAAAGCTCCCAGCCGGCCAGCACCGCCTGTCCTGCAATTTTTGCATTCGGACATCGGTATGCCATCTGCTCCACCGACAGGTTGCTGCCGTAGGCGATGTAATATTTCTTGTTCTTCATTTGAATCTCTCCCTTCGGTTTTCTCCGCTCTTGTCTGGCGGTATGGTATATATCACTCTTCTGCCCTGATTTATCAAGGCCGATGAGCATCATATACTGCACAATGTTTTTTGCTTTTGATCGTGTACTCTTACATCATCTGCCGCTTCTTCAGATACCGGATGGCTTCCGCCCTTCCGATACTGGCTGCCAGTCCACGCTTCAGTGTGTCCAGCGGAAACTCCCAGTCGCTGTATCCGCCCTGCAGCAGTTCAAAATACTCGGCATCCGGGCAGCCAAGCCGCCGGTTCTCGTGCATCACATAAGCGATGCAGGGCTTTGCCTTTTTCATGCGGTTCCCGTTCAGGTTCCAGACCGGAAGCTGGAACTGCTTCTTATAGTAGTATCTTGGGCAGCCCTCGTACCGGTCCAGCAGGAGTTCATCGTATTCCGAGAGCTTCCAGACCACTGCCGGTACGCTTTCATTGGCATCCTGCTCGATGGTGGCATAGCAGCCGGTCTTGCTCTTTTTGAACAGGAGCCGGTAGCCCTTGATCTCGGTCGTGCCGACCACCACAGCGTAGGGGCATCTCTTTCCCATCCGCTCCATGTCGAGGTTGCTTCCGTAGGCAAGATAATATCTGGATGGGACTCGGCTGATCAACTCAAACATCTGCCTCACCGTCCTCCCTGCCAGTGAATTCCACGCCCTGGAAATCCTCTGTCCCAAGCTCGATCTGGCTGTCCTGCCACCAGTCCTCTGCCACACGCTGTGCTTCCTCCACGGTCGGCTCTTTCATCTCGGATTCATAAATGGTCACCGTTCTCTGGTAGGTCTCGGTGATGGTCACCTTAAAGGTTCTGCCACCCGGTGTGTTTTCATTTTTTAACGTGCTTTTCATAAACCTGCACCTCCTTCTACCACCTCAAGGGCGGTTGCCCGCCCAAAAGGTGCCCGTGCATCCCGGCTTATTTGTTCCGCCAGGATGCGTTGCCCTCCATGTTCCGCAGAAGGATTTCCCTTGCCGTTGCAAATTCATCCCCGATGAATCCCAGCCTCAGCATCCAGCACCGCATCGCATACTTTTCATTGTCGGTCTGCTGGGGCTTTGGGCTTGCCGTCCTGACCATCTTGGCAAGCTGGCTCATTGCGAGGCAAAGCTGGATATAGGCTTTCATCTCACCGGCGTGCAGTCCGTTGCGCTTTCCGTCCGCTGGGTCTGCGAATTGGAAAAGGCGGAATTCAATGGTCCCTTTTGTAAAGGTGGCATGGAGGTTCAGCATATGGTACCGGCTTGAATTGTAGTGGGCATTCCGGTTTTCCCAGCTGGAACCGTTGCCTTCGTACCAGATGTCTTCCAGCCTGTGCATGGTGGTCGGCTTCTCGCGGTTCAGCCGGTCGAGGAAGCGATGGTTGACCACCTGGCAATATTGTCCGGTGCGCCCTGCATCGATTCGGATGGCTCTGCCGATCTGCTGTTCGTGCGCCGCCATGATATTCACAAGGTTGCGGATGGTCTTTGCGGTGTGGTCGCCTTTGCCGATGTGGATGTGAACCCCGCATCCGCGGCTTGGGCCGCTCTTTGCGCCTGCCTTTCGGAGCAGTCGGATAATCTCCTGCAGGGTTTCGATGTCGTCGTAGGTGAGGATCGGGGTGACCAGTTCGCATTTTTCTGCGTCCGGTCCGTAGATGCTCACATCCCTCTGGAATTTCCAAACCCTGCCCTGTCCATCCATGCAAGCCCAGCTGTAATATCCGTACTCGCTGGCCGCGTTCCATGCTCTGGTTCCGAAGTACTCGGCGACCTTTCTTGCCGCTTTTTCTCTGGTGATGTTGTTCATCTCGATCTCAACCCCGATGGTCTGGTTCTTCATGGCTTCAATCTGCTCTCTTGTTTTATCGTTCATGGTATGTTCTCCTTTGTTTTTTCCTTGTTTTCCCTTTCGGTATGTGCATATTACCGTCAGGTGCGGATAATAGCAAGGATATAAAAGAACATATATTCGACAAATATAAGGCAGAGTGATCGTGTACATTTCTGCAGTTTATCCGCTTGATAATGTACATTTTCAGAGCTAATATCGGTACAATGGAAGAGGGTCTCGCATATTTTCCGGCCCCCATTGGGGGATTGGGAGCTTACGCTCCCGCCTCCAGCATCTGCGCCATGTCTGCCCCACAGTCGGGCTGTGTCGGCCGGGTCGTATCCGGTGCGACCGTTTCCCCTGTGGCAGGATCGCCGTTCTGTGCCGCCAGTTTCGCGGCTTTCAGGGCATCCCGTTTTGCCTTTTCCCTTGCAAGGAACTTCTGTGCTTCCTCATCCGTGCGGAAAGCCGCATGGCCGGAAAGGTTCTCCATGAGGATCTTGCGTGTCTCTTTGAAATCCGGACCGTTCATCCCCAGCCGCAGGAGCCATGTGCGGAGTGCGTATTTCTCATTCTCATCGTTGACATCCTTTGCCTGGATGCGCTTCTGGCTGATAGCCTGCTGGTTCATCAGCACCGCCAGCTGTGCAAAAGCCGTCAGATGTTCGTGGTCCGGTGCAGTCGGGAAGCCGGTAAAGGTGACCTTCTCGGTGGTGATTTTCAGGCCTTCCAGTGCAGCACCATGTTCAGTCTCATAGTCGCTGACCGCATTGATGAAGTTCATGATGGCAAAGGTGCAGCTATCGTCCTTCAGCTTCTCGACCAGCCCCTCTTCCACATGGAAGTGTCCTCCAGTCGCCTTGCCGATGAGCTTGCCGCGGCTGTAAAGAAGGTTGACCAGGTTGCGGAGAGTCACACCGTTGTGCTGGCTGACCGGGAATGCAAGTTCCAAGTCCAGCGGCACCTCTTCCGGCTGATCTTCTGTCTCCTGCGATTCTGCATCCGGCTCATCCTCTATGGTATCATCCTCAGCCGTATTGTCCGGCTCCAATGCATCCTCGGCTCCTGCTTCCGCAGGTTCATCTTCTGCGGTATCTGCATCTTCGGATTCCTGCTCGTCCAGAACCTCCAGCTCTGCTTCGGGCATCTGCTCAGTTTCCGCTTCGGTCACAGGCTCCTCATCCATATCCGCTGTCAGCTCTGTGTCCTCCGGCTGGTCATCCGTACTCTCAATACTCTCGCCGCCGCGGATCAGTCCCTCATTCAGCAGGGTCGTCAGCAGCTCGGCATCTGCATTCTCCGGCTCGACCAGAAGGTTGCCATTCCGGTCGATGGTGTAGCTCCCGATGTCGTAAGAATACAGAGGTGCTTTGGTATAGTAAGGGTGGATGCCGGTCAGCTCCTCCATGCGTTTTGCGAGGGTCTTTCTCTCGGCTACGTTCAGTTTAAATTTCAACATAATTCATCGCTCCTTTTCGTTCATTTGTTTTTGTGCATCCCGATGTTCTTTTCGGTAGCACATATATCACTCTAAAACGGATGAATAGCAAGGCCATTTCCCGATATTCTTCATGTTCGACCATTTACACAAGGGGCCGCAAAATCTGTTGTGTAAATAGGACCAATATGTAAGCCCACCATATCAACAGGTCGCTTTCTACCTAGTAATATAGCGGGCCAGTTTATTCTTCCAGACCTGCACACCACGCGATGCCGGCCAGAACAAAGAATGCGTTGGCTAAGCAAATGCCGTTGCCCCAGATACGGTACTCTGCCGAATCCGTATACGGGTCAGCCAGCCATTTCCGGATCTGCTTCTCCGTCTTCGGCTTCTTGGCATGGGTCACGATCTTACGGTGTGTTTCAAACACATCCGCCCAGAACGCCAGATCTTCCTCGGTTGGGTTTTCCGTTCCGAGATCTCTGCACCACCAGTCAGGGAATCCCTGCAGTCTGGCACACTCGGTCGGTGTCAAACGGCGGACGGTATAGGTCACAGGTGCGGGCTGTGCTTCCGGATTGTCGATGACCAAACGGTCATTGAAGGCATCCTGCCCGTTGAAGCCGCTGGGATGTGCCCCGGTTGCCACGGTTCCCATGACACCCTCGTTCAGATGCGGCACCGGTGCGATAGTGGTTGGGTCTTTGTAGTCCCGTGCCATCAGGGTCGGTGCGACTTCTTTTGCCACCTGCATATAGGAGCCGGTGGTCATGGCATACACATCCTCCGGTGCGCAGACTGCATGGCGGTCAGTGGCATCCAGTGTAAAGCAGACATCCTCATTGACGCCATCCCCCTGCGGACCGTTCTCATCCTTGCGGCCGATCATGTTGCCCTGCAGGACGAAGGTCTGCTGCTTCATCCCCGGCTCTGCTGCCAGTGCCGCTGACTTCTCTCCCAGATCCCGGACTTCATCCCTCTGGTTCTGGGTAAAGGCGACCGGCTCTACCACACAGATGCCGCCCTGATTGCAGGTCGGGTCGCCACCACTGCGATCCAGTGTCCGGGAGGTCTCCGCTTCATAAAAACCGCTATGCGGATTGTCGGACATCATGGAATGACTGGCTTTGGAGCAGACACCATAGCATTTCGGAACGAACAGTGTCTGGTCGTTGTTACAGCCGAGAGTGGCAGATTTTTCTTCCTGCCAGATGGCTCCCTTGCCGCCACCCTCGCAACCGGAACGGATCTTCAGCGTGACTGCCGGGGAGTTTTCAACTTCTTTCACCGGACTTTCCACTGAATTTTCAACAGCGTCCATGACCATCGGGACATTACCGCCACCTGTACCGCACCGGCTTGTCAGTGTCTGCACCTTACCATCCTCGGAAATCTTCACCCGGCTGTCAGCAGGATGATTTTCCAGTGCGATGGCGGCAGGCACAACACCAGCCCGGAGGGTCGGTGAGCGTTCCTCCTCGTATCCGATGCTTCTGGCATCTGCCGAATGCTCGGTACAGAAACCGGCAGCTTCCAGAACACACGGCTGATGTCCATGCTCCTCTGCCCGGAGGGTACCGGTCACATCCTGGGAAACATCCATCTGCTTACCGCCCTGGTCGTTCAGACAGATCCGCCCTCCTGCTCCACTGAAGCCTGCCTCTCCAGTGCCGCTTTCAGCACCGGCGGCAACTCTTTGCCACGCATGGAAGCCCTCCGCAGAATACCGAGACACGCCTTCGGACTCAAATAGTACCTTTGGGGCACTCTGGTCTGCAAAATCTGCGACAAGGTAGATACGTTTTCTTCTTTGGGGAACGCCCCACCATTGTGCATCAAGAACTCGATACGCGACGCTCCATCCGTCTCCCACGTAGTAGTCAGCGTCGGGCCATCCTTTCTTCTCAGGCGCAGGCACCGAGGCGGACGGTTCTTTAACACCGATGACTGCTTCGAGGACTGCTTTGAAGTCCTGCCCTTTGTTTGAGGAGAAGGCCCCTGGCACATTCTCCCACACGATAAATCTTGGTTTTTCTCCATTGGTCTTACACCTCATTTCTTTCACGATTCGGATTGCTTCGTAAAACAGACTGGACCGTGAACCATCCAGACCGTCCCGCTTACCAGCAATGGACATATCCTGACAGGGACTGCCAAAGGTGATAATGTCCACGGGCGGCAGGTCTGCACCGCTAATGGCAGACACATCTCCGTAGTGTTTCACCTGCGGCAGACGCTTCGACGTGACCCGGATGGCAAACGGCTCGATCTCACTGCTCCACACCGGAGTGATCTGCCCGGTCAAAAGCCCGCCCAATGGAAAACCCCCGGAGCCATCAAAGAGGCTGCCGAGGGTCAACTGTTTATTCTCCATCAGCGACCTCCCTTTCCGGCTCGAAGGTCGCCACTTCCTCGAACTTCAGCTTCTGACCGTCACGGACAACAAACACATCATCGTAGTGACCATCGCTGTGTTCGATGTACCGCTTCACGATCACATCCACGAACTTCGGGTCCAGCTCGATGCCCCGGCACACACGGTCGGTCTCCTCACAGGCGATCAGGGTCGAGCCGCTGCCCAGGAACGGATCGAGAACGATACCGTTGGTCATGGTGGAGTTGCGGATCGGATAGCTCATCAGGCCGATGGGCTTCATGGTCGGATGGTCCTTGTTGGACTTCGGCCGGTTATACTCCCAGATGGTCGTCTGCTTCCGGTCGGAATACCACTGGTGTTTCCCCTTCTGCTTCCAGCCGTAAAGACACGGCTCGTGCTGCCACTGGTAAGGACTGCGTCCCAGCACCAGCGCATTCTTCTTCCAGATACAGCACCCGGACAGGTAGAACCCGGCATCCTTGAATGCCTTACGGAAATTCAAACCCTCGGTATCGGCATGGAAGATATAGATGGAACCATCATCTGCCAAATGACCGTGCATCTGCTGGAACGCTGCCAGAAGGAACTGGTAAAATTCCGAATCACCCATGTTGTCATTCATGATCTTACCGGCCGTCTCTTCCACATCCACGTTATAAGGGGGATCGGAAAGGACCATATTTGCCTTGGTTCCGTCCATCAGGGTGTCGTAGCATTCTGCTTTGGTGGAATCACCGCACAGAACGATGTGCTTTCCCAGATGCCAGAGGTCACCCTCTTTGGAGAAGCATGGCTGCTTCAGCTCGGATTCCACATCGAAGTCATCTTCCTTGACCTCTTTGCTGTGGACTTTGTTGAACAGCGTCTCAATCTCCGGCGGCTCAAAGCCGGTCTTGCCAAGATCGAAGTTGGAATCTTCAATGTCTTTCAGAAGGTCGGCCAGCAGGGAATCATCCCATGCACCCGTGATCTTGTTGAGCGCAATGTTCAGGGCTTTTTCCCTGGTTTTGTCGATGTCCACCACCGCACAAGGCACTTCAGTATAGCCCAGCTCCATCGCTACGGTCAATCTCTGGTGGCCGCCGATGATTGTCATATCGGCATTGACCACCAAAGGATCTGCGAACCCGAACTCCGTGATGGAGTTCTTGATCTTCTCGTACTCTTTATCCCCCGGCTTCAGCTTCTTCCGGGGATTGTATGCGGCCGGCTTGAGTACGGACACCGGTAGCATCTTCAGTTCAGCAGTCGCTTTCATGTAGGCTCCTCCTAATTCAGATTCACATGCGCATGACCCCGGAGAACGGCACAAAAAAGGAGCCGAACAAAAAGCCCGACTCCATTTCATCTCCATCTTCCTGCGGCTGTTCAGCCATCTCGCACCATTCCGGGTTTTCCCCATTCACAGATGCCAAGACCTTATCTTCCGCATCGTCAATCGCATGTACACAGATACCCCCGGTGTTGAACATCGGAAACACACCGATAATCTTACTCACCCTCATCCACTCCCTTCATCCCGTATCGATAATCCCAGTAACAATTCAGACTGCAGAACTTCCGCTGCCGTTTTCCTTCATCTACGGCATGGAACTCCCTTCCACAGTTTTTACAGACCGCGATCCGAAAAGGCTTATGCTGCCTGTAATATTCCTCCCGGCAAGCCGGAGAACAGAACCGTCTCCGACCACTGTTCCCTCTCTGTACGAGAATGCGTCCGCAAACCGGACAGCGCCGTTCCCCCGACCCATCCGGTGGCTGTAACTGGCAGCTCCCCGTTTCCGGCAGACCCAGTTCCCGGCAGTAATCTGTGACCTGTTCCAAAGAAAGCCCTGTGTTTTCTGCGATCTCCACACATTCAAACCCTGCAAGCCGCTGGCTTCGGACTTCTTCTCTCTCCGAGCGGTACTCATAGCCCTCAAACACACAGTCCAGCCGGACACCGTTCTTTACCACATCACGTTCTATGTTCAGCGGTTCTTCCATTTGCATCGCCCTCCTTCCAGCGTCCTTTGTTTGCACAGGCACGGCTGCAATATTTCCGTTCCAGACCATACTGGTGCCGGTAGGAAAACTCCCTGCCGCACACCGGGCAGATCTTCGACCGCACGGTCTTCCAGTTCTCCGGCTTTGGATGGGTGTTGTTCCACCGTGACCGGCATTCCGGTGAGCAGAACTTCCGTGGTCTGCCTTTATGGTTTGGTACGATTGCCGTACCGCACTGAGGGCAGAAGGAAAAAGCCATGTCCCTGATCATCTCAGCCGTGTAATCTTCCATCTGCCCTCACCTCACTCTCATTTTTCGCCGTTTCTTCGGCGGTTTCTTAGAAAAATTTCAAAATACATACGAAAAGCAGCGAAGTTGAAATCGGCACTGCCCCGCCAGGTTGGATTGTTGTTGCGGCGGCCGATTCCCGCTCGCCCCTGCTCCTTCCGGAACAAGCTAAAATGTGCGAAAGCTCCCTGTTTACGAGAGGTTTCACACACTTTGGTTCATTTCGGGGAAAAAGAATGGCACCGGAACCGAAGCTCCGATGCCTGTACATTTTCCTGTTTCATTTTGCGCCGTTAATCCTCTGACCCCCGGCCTATCAATTTTGCGGTTTTTCACAGAAAAGGGCGCACCGGTCTCCGTGTGACTTCACCGTAGAGAAGTGACCCCGGCCCCCCGGTGGGAGTGTCAGTAGGTGTAGGTCGGGTTGATGTCTTCGGTCAGCGTCTTCTTATCGTGGCAGCTCTTACAGAGAGCCTGCCAGTTGTTCTGGTCCCAGAAAAGTTTCTGGTCACCACGGTGCGGAATGATGTGATCCACCACCGTTGCCCGGACGTACTTACCCTGCTTGGCGCACTGCACACAGAGCGGATGCGCTTCGAGATATGACTTTCGGGATTTCTGCCACCGCCTGTTGTATCCACGCTTCGCCGCCGGGCGGGTTACTTCCAGGTGGAGAAGCAGGTGCTTCTCACAGTAGAGCCGGCCGGCTTCCACCAGCTCCGGGCAGCCGGGATGATGGCACGGTGTCTTTGGTCTGTACGGCATGGGTCAGTCCTCCCACGGAAGACCAGCCTTGCCGAAGTGACCGTAAGCACTGACCTTGTTGTAATCTACATCCAGCAGTCCCAGCCGCTTGATGATACCCTGCGGGGTCAGGTCGTAGCTGTCATGGACGTAGGCTTCGATGAAGTCAAGGGACTGGTGCTCCGTACCGAAGCACTCCACCGACACACCCACAGGCTGTACCACACCAATGGCGTAGGCCAGCTGGACTTCACACTTGTCAGCGTAGCCCGCCTGCACGATGTCCTTTGCAATCTTCCGTGCCATGTAAGCTGCGGAGCGATCTACCTTGGTGGGGTCTTTCCCACTCAGCGCACCGCCGCCCATGCGACCGATGCCGCCGTAGGTATCACACGCCAGCTTGCGACCAGTCACACCGCAGTCGGCATAGCTGCCACCCAGCACAAAACGACCGGTCGGATTGACCAGCTTCGTGAAGTCACCATCCAGACCGTACTCGCAGGCGGCAAGCACCATCATGGATTCGATGATGTGCCGGAAGTCGCTGACCTCCACATCCGGGCTGTGCTGCACGGAGCAGAGGAAGGTAGTGATGCGTCCGGTGTCGTAGTCGTAGCTGACCTGTGCCTTGGCATCTGCACGGAACATCTTGGACGGATGGTTCTTCAGCAGCTGCAGAAACTTGGTGGCGACCATGTAAGGGATCGGCATCTGCTCTGCCGTCTCGTTGGTGGCGTAGCCGTACATGATACCCTGGTCACCGGCACCGCCCTTGTCCACACCCAGTGCAATGTCCGGGGACTGCTTGTCCACCAGAATGTCGATGCGAAGAAGCTCGGTCAGGTTCCACCCCAGCTTTTCGGCACCGACGCGGTTGAACACATTGTGGACGATCTGGTTGTAGTTTGGCCGGTAGTCGGTGGTGACCTCACCGGCAATAAAAAGCTGGCTCTTTTTCAGCAGACACTCGATTGCCACACGGGCGTTCCTGTCATGCTGAAGGATGTCGGTCACGATGGCATCTGCGATCTGGTCACAGATCTTATCGGGATGGCCATTGCTGACCTGTTCACAAGTGATAATCTTACTCATGTTCTATCCTCTCTTTCCTATATCACAAAGCAGGCTGTTTTTGTCCTTGCCCACAAATAGGCTCCCACAAAGACTGCCTGCCCTGTCTCAGTTCATGGTTTCCGTTCATTCTCTTATTTTGCTTTCTTCTTCTCAACTCATGTAGCATGTAGCAACCATGTAGCTGAATTTTATATAAGAAAGCTATAAAAGAAAGTAATAATAAAAAAGGTTATGAAATCTCGGCTACAAACCAGCTACATGCTACAAAGTACCCAAAATCAGAAAAAAGATCACAAAAGGCTGTCCTTTGGCTTATATGCATCCTGTACCGTCAGGTCTTCTGCTCCATCTTCTACTTCCTTGAACTTGCAGTCCATGATCAACGTAGTCTGTCCGCCACCACCTTTGGGGCGCTTTCGGACCACTTTGAAATGCACGCCGATAGCATTTTTAAAGTTCTTCTGGTTCTCCGAGGAATACCCGTTCTCCTCACACCACTTTGTGTACAGCTGGTATGCTGCTGCCGTCCGAAGTTCCGATCCTTCCTCTTTTTCAAGCCACGCCTCAATGAACTGTCCGATCCGATCAGAATCATCCTTGTAATCTTCCGTGGCTTTCGTGACAGCCTGCGGAAGTTCCAAACCCCGCTGGCAGAACTTTTTGTACCCTTCCAGACACCAGTTGAAAATACCTGACAGGTTCTCCGGCTTCGCAAACTGCCCCTTCAGCCCCTGGTCCTGTTCTCCCTCTTCAAAGTGACGGTTAAACGGGATGATCTTCAGTCGGCCGGATTGGAACAAGGTCATATCATTGACATTGGGCAGGTAGTTCGTATTGATAAAAATCTTGAAAACCGGCACAAAATCAAAGCTGTTCTCATTCAGGAATCGAGCATTGATGGTGTCGTTGCCAGTCATTCTTTTTACGAGAGCCGCATTAAATGTGATCTTCTTCTCCGGCTCAGAGATATTTACAAATCTGGAGCCGACCAGACGAGCTACTTCTTCCGAAGGTCCGCCTGTGTTCCCACCACGGAATTTAGCTGCCAGCATATCCGGATTCGATGTCTTTCCATAGTCGCCCATGATCTTCAGAAATGTTTCCATTGCAGTGCCTTTGCCGTTTCGGGAAGTGGCACCGTAAAGGATAAACATACACTCCTGCGAGGTATCTCCTGTCAGAGCGTATCCCAAAGAACGCTGAAGGAAGTCTGCCAGATCCGCATCCCCGCACATGACCTCCTTGATAAACGAGTGCCAGCGTGGACAGTCTGCTTCCGGGTCGTAGGTAATACCGGATTCCATTGTGAGATAATCCTCCGGCCGATGCTCCCTGAATTCCAGTGTCCGCATATCCAGCGTTCCATTTTTGCAGTTGAAAAAATACTTATTCCTGTCGAATGCCTGCATGGAGATTGGGTACACGGACATGGCATCTCTTAACATCGTTTCCCGATTCTTACGCAGCTGCAGTTTTCGGACACGGTCGATGAACCGCTTCCTGGCATCCTCTTCGGTGATCGTCAGGGCAAACACATACAGCTTGTCAGCCAGCAGCTTTGCCAGTTCCGACACCTTGAGATTGCCTTTGTCCGGCCGCCAGACAGATCCGTCATAGACATACCAGCCTTTACGTTCACTGTTGTACCGGGCAATCTGCTTGAAATAATCCGCAAACATATTGCCCATGCCGATCTCATTTCTGCCATACCGGGCATTTGTGTGCGGTGCCATTTCTTCCAGCGTGATCGTAATTTTGGTAAGATCCGGCTGGAACTCGATATAGTCATCCTCATCCAGCTTGGAAAACTCTTCATCCACGATATCCTGTGCGTTGACCGGCATATAGACGGCCGCACAGGTATTGACCGTGTTACGGATAGAGATTGCACCGTAGGTCGAACCAGCCTGTTTTCGGTCCCACTTGGGGCGCATCAGACCAGATGTGCGGAAGATACGGTCCATCTGCTCCTCATCACAGCCGCACCAGAATGCCAGGATAGACAAGAGTGCCATATCTGCATCCGACTGGCTGCCGTAGAGGTCTTCCCACTCACCGGCAAAGAGCTTTTTGAACTTTTCAGAGTTACTGGCCTCGTTGGCATGTGCGATCACAGCCTCATCATCCAGATACGAATGGTGCTGGAAATGGGTCTGCTGCACCTGCTTATTTCGCTTCATCAGCGAGTCCAGCAGAGTGGTCATTGCCGTTTCATCGTTTGGGATCTCACCTGTGCGGTAAACATCTCCCGTTACGGTGACGAAGCGGTTTGTCGCACCGGGCATATACACTTCCAGACCTTTGCTGCGGTTGTTGATGTAATAGACCGTCTTGTCGTAAACGTAGTCCTCTGGCACATGGAAAAATCCACGCAGTCCTTTGCCGGACGGTGACTTCTCTACATACGCTGTAGGAAAGATCGAAAGTACGGTATCCGCTGTGTCATTCAGCGTTCCATCTTCACGGATACAGTGGTCGATATCAAAAGCTCCGATACCACTGCCCACGGCAATGCCAATGCCGTCATAACCGCCCATCGCGTAGGTAACAAGCGTGGTCTTGAAATCCGCAAAGGTGCGGAGGTCATTGATCCTTGCTCTGTCACCGTTCGCCGGGTTATACGGCATCTTGGTCTTCTGACCGTTTCGCTTTTCAAATTTCCAGACACAAAACCGGCAGGAGGTCTTCAGCTCCGCCGGGATATTTTTGATATCCACCATAGCGGTTAGACCTCCTTCCTGCTGTGTACAGAGTTGCTGCCGTAATTGGCATTGCTGCCGCGCGCAGCATTTTCGTCTGTATTTTGTTTGTTTTTCTTAGTACTGTGCATATCAAACTGCCTTGCCACAGCCTGTTCAATCTCCTGCTTTTTCTCAGCAGAGATCACCCTGCAAAGGCGTCCAAACAGTGCCGACTGGTCGATCGTTGTGATCTGCTCGACCAGCAAAATGGAATCCTCCAGTCGTTCCGCTCTGAGCATCTCACAATGTGCTTCTGTCAGCACGATATGTGTTGGCAGGTCGAGCTTTTTCATCTTGCTCGTAAGCGGAATAACTGTGAAGGTCTGCGAATAACGGTTCGCAATATCGTTTGTCAGGATCAGCACCGGACGGTTCCCACTCTGCACACAGGTGCCATAATGGTTACCAAGCTCTGCAAACCAGATCTCATACTGCTTCGGGATTCTGGTCGTCGGCCAGTTGTAAGCGGGGAAGCTGTCATAAGTTGTGTGGCTGCTTTCCTGCTGCTTTTCGGTGCTGTGGTTATGCGTGGCGGCGCTTTTATGCTTGGTGCAACCACGCTTGTTGATGTACTTGTTCACATGGATCTTCCTGCCACGCGGCAGAATCCGTGCGTTGCTTTTCTTTCTCCCCATTCTGGGTTTCACCTCTTCTCTCCTGATACAAAAACAGCCGTCCGGAATCCGAATCCGTGACGGCATAACGTGTAAAAAGCGGATAAAAATACCGGGCAGCTTTCGCTCCCAGCACTCTTATCCGCTCCCGGTTTTATCTTATTTTCCTAGTATAAAGTATAGCAAAAAGCCGATGTACGCATAAGAAGCAGTTTTCCTAATTAACTGCTGTTTTTCCTGAAAAAGCCCTCTTTTTCCAAATTTACTACAAATTCTTTGAAGCCTTTTCCCTTGTAATAATCTGCCCTGCTTTTTCCAAAAGAACAGCCGTTGGAATCCTTCATCGACTTCAACGGAATACGATCAAAATAGAACTGTCTGACTGCTGCCCTCGCATCAGAATCAGACACCCGGCTCAGAGCCAGTTCCATAATACGAAGCCGTGTGCTCTGCTTATCGTATTCCCTTTTGCACTCCGTATACATTTCTTCCTTGATGCCGCGCTCCAAATCGGAGATAGCCGCTGCCTGTTCCTGTTTGATCTCGGCCAGCATTTTCTCCTTTTCTGCAATGTCTGCCTTGAGTTTTTCATAACCGCCGCAGGCATCTTTTGCTATGGCTTCATGCCGTTTATCCGGCTGAAAACTCCACTTAATCGGTCTTCCCACATTCTCCCCTCCTGTGTCTGTCATGCAAACGGATCACATCCGCAATCCCCTGCAATGCAGTTTCTTTCTCTCGCTCCACCACCCGGCGGCTTAAAGTTCTCCCATCCAAACCAGTGATCTCCGACTGCTTTCTGCCGTCCACAAAGAGCTGCTCTGCCACGATCCGCGTACACCCCCGAAGACTGCGCAGTCCAACCTCGAACAACTCGATATCTTCACAGACCTTGTAATAGGGTTCCAGAAACTGCTCGGTGCGCTGGGTCTGTACTTCCCGGTTCATGGATGCCAGCACCTTGTCACAGTTCAGCACGGTGCGTTCCACCGGATTTGATGTACCGCTGGTCTGGACACGCTCGGATTCCTCATGTGCGCCCTGCGACAACTTGTAGATGATCTCGTCCTTAGTGTAAAACCAGGACCGGGAATCCTCGTACTGCTGCCGGAGCATATCCCGCCTGTGTACCAGCAGCCTATAGGAATCAGCCAGTTCCTTTGCCTGTTCCATATAATCCATCTCGTCTGACATACTGCACCTCCTGTTCTGGTCTGTTTATTTTTATCACGCAATATCACCTAATGCCCGGATGTTCTCTGGAGTCAGAGCAGCACCGGCTTCCGTGAGCAGCTTCACGAGCTTTTTCATCTCTCGCTCCGCTTTCCGGCGCAGGTTTTCTGCCCTCCTCCTTCTACGCTCCACAGCTTCAACCTTCACTCTTGCCTGCACACCTGAAATGAGTGTGCAGGCATCCAGATCCGTCAGCGTGTTGTACCAGTTGGAGTGAAAAAAACCTTCCAGCCTCTTTTTCTCAAACTGCGCATCCCGGTTGTTCGGATGGTCCTCCAGACGGAACAGTACAGTTTTATAATCCTTGACAGCCTGCAGGATGATTGCATTCGCCAGATTCTCGTAGCATTCCAAATTGTCCGCTGCCATTCCCATCAGTCGTTCACCCTGCCCACCCTGCCCTTTCCTGAATCATTCTCTTTTGTGTCGTACCACGGTGCCGGCACCTTCTGTCCATCCAATCCATACTTGAACATATAGATGGAATACCATGCTGCCTCGTACATGCAGTCGATCAGCTTGCGGTTCGGCTCCGGCATCAGAGCTGCATTCCGCACAAACAGGTCAACAAAGTTTTCTTTTTCTTCCCTGTCTGTCACCAGATGGTGCTCCTTTGCATCGATCAGGATCTCAGCAAAGCGATAGCACTTTCTCTTGTTCTGCTGAATCCAATCGAAACGCCAAGTAACCGCATCCAGAATCGTCTGTCTGGTATCCTCCGCCGTCAGCTTCGGTGCATCCGGGTGTTTGCCTGCCGCCACTGCTTTCGCATAGCATTCCTCCGCACGGTCTTCCGCACAGAAACGCTTGTGAAACTGAAGCTCGTAGGCTTTTGCCTGACACATGAGCAGTTCGATTTCATGCTCATAGGCTTCCTTTGCCAGCATATCCTGTGTAACTCGCAGGTCAGAGGTCTTACGAGCAGGCGTTTCCCCAAAAATCGCACACAGCAGCCCGGTGCCACTGTACGGACGGAACATCGCATACGGTGTGAAAAATCCATCATTGTCGCGCTTCCGCTTGCCGGTCTGCACATGCGGTGCAGTCTTGTAGTGATATCGGTCGGTATCCAGAATGCCGTGAGAGTTCTTTCTCTCAGAGGCACGATCCTTTGCATTCAGAAACTTGTAATTGGTCGTATTCTTTTCCATAATTTTCTCCTATTCCTCCAGCCGTGCTCTAACGGCAGATATCAGCTTTTCCTGTGTCATGTCCTTCTGCTCCAATGCCGCCATGACATCCTCGTCCACGGTATTCTTCGTGATGATGTGGTGAATGGTCACCACATGGGTCTGTCCCTGCCGCCAAAGCCGGGCATTGGTCTGCTGATACAACTCCAAAGACCAGGTCAGCCCAAACCAGATCAGGATGTGTCCGCCCTGCTGGATGTTCAGGCCATGTCCGGCCGATGCAGGATGGATCAGGGCGACCGGGATATTTCCAGCATTCCAATCCTTGATGTCGGTACTGCTCTTGATATCCCGGACTTTGATCTTCAGCTTCGACAGATGGTTGATGATACGCTCCCTGTCATGCTTAAACCAGTAAGCTACCAGCACCGGCTGTCCGTTGGCGGCTTCGATCAGGTCTTCGAGGGCTTCCAGCTTGTGGTCATGGATGATTCTCGCCTTACCGTTCTCGTCATAGACCGCGCCATTGCTCATCTGCAACAGCTTCCCTGTCAGTGATGCAGCATTGGCAGCGTCTATGTCACCGTCTTTCAGCGGAATCAAAAGATCCTGCCGAAGCATATCGTAGAGTTCCCTTTCCTGCGTGTTCATCTCGACTTCGCACCTTGTAGGTACACAATCCGGCATATTGAGATAATCCAGAGCCTTCATAGAAATCGTGATGTCAGAGATCCGCTGGTAGATCATCTCCTCTGCTCCCTGTCTTGGTACATACTGGAACACGATGCCTGTTGCCGGGTTCATCGACCCAGCCTTAAAGTAGGCTTCCCGGTAGCGGCCGATAAACTTTCCAAGGCGCTCCCCGCCATCCAGAATCCCAATCTCTGCCCACAAATCCATAAGGCCGTTGGAAGAAGGTGTACCGGTCAGACCGACCCATCGTTTCACAAACGGGCGGACTTTTCGCAGGAACTTAAAACGCTGGGACTGATAGTTCTTGAACGATGACAGCTCATCGATCACAACCATGCCAAAATCCCAGCGCATTCCATTTTTCTCGTAATACTCCACCAGCCACTTGATGTTCTCCCGATTGACGATGTAGATCATCGCCGGGTGGTGGACTGCTGCGATCCGGGTCTTAACATCTCCAACGATGACGGAAATGTCCAGACCTTTCAGATGGTCCCACTTTTCAATCTCTGCCGGCCATGTGTCACGGGCAACTCGCAGCGGTGCGATGATGAGGGCCTTGTTGACCTCAAAAGTCTCAAGCATAAGGTCTTTGATGGCAGAAAGTGTAATAACGGTCTTTCCTTAACCCAAGCCCATATCCAAGAAAAGCGCTGCAATCGGGTGCGTTTTAATATACTCGGTGCAGTAACTCTGATAATCGTGTGGAATGAACTTCATAGCGGCATCACCTCCTCCCGGCATCCTGTGCCCGTGTTTCCGGCTCATCGCTTTGTGTATCTCCCTGCGGCAGCGTAACTTCCGGCATCTCCGGGATCTTTGCTCCGATTCCCTGTGGGAGAGGTTCACCCGGCGTCCAGTGCAGGAGTGCGTCCACCGCAGGCTGAATCTGCTCCAAACGGTCAACGCAGAACACCGGAAAGCCCAGTGCCTCCAGCTGCTGTCTGCGCTTTCGCTGAAGGATGCGCATCTGCTTTCCAGGGGCTTTCAGCTCCACAAACGCACACTTGCCGCCGAGCAGCAGAACCAGACGATCCGGCACACCATTCATGCTCTGACTGGTAAATTTGAGGGCCTGTCCTCCGACAGCCCTCACCGCAGCTACAAACTGCTTTTCTACTTCACTTTCTCTCATCCGGCTTTGCCTCCTTCGCTCTCCAAACACCGATCCGCGGGCGTTTTCTTTTCTTGTGTTTTTTCTTGCCTTCTTCCCGGATCACATTACTGATGGCTTCATCTGCAGTCGGGTCCGGGTGGCTGTGGCTGACTTTCCTGTTCGGAGGGTTCTCCTCTTTGTGTTCTGTAACCCAGTGAATGACATCTTCCATACCGTCACCTCACTGATTGATCTGCTTCCACTGCTGCGGCTCCATCGTGGCGACCTGCCAGCCGATGCCTTCCAGTGTGGTGGCACGGTCATAGGAAACCACGTCCTGCGATGCGCGGGTCACCGCATTGGAAAGGCCGTACAGAGAAAGGTCGCCGCCTTCGATGAGGTACTTGAGGATGCCTTCCTGCTCCTCGGCATTAAGGCCATAGCTCTGCGCGGTCAGCTGCACCACATCCTGCACCTTTCCGGTGATCGGTACCGCCATAGATTCCTGCAGGCGGCCGACCACCTGAGAGAATCTGCTCTCATCAATAGCAGCCATCGTGGTATCGCGGAGTTTCAGCAGAAATGCCTTGTCTTCCGCTTCCATCGTTTCATCCGAATACAGTGCAAAGCTGTCCTCCACTGCCTTTGCCTGCCGGCCGACATGGTGGCGGCGTTCGCCCATGTCGTTCACTACCATACCGTTGGTGCAGACCAGACGGTATACCAGCGGCTGAATGGACACAGCCCCCAGACCAACCTCGGAGTTGGAGATCATCACACCAGCCTGGACGATATCGCCCTTGCGGACTTCCATCTCCAGACGGTGATTGACCACCTTGAGGTACAGACGGTTTTCCGTCACCTCGCAGGACATCACCTCGTACTGATCGTTTCCGGCGAACAGAGGCAGGACAGATGTGGCGATTTCCATGTTATCGATTCGGCGATACCGTTCTGACAGCAGCGCACGGGCCACCTGTCCGGCACCGTAATCCATTGAACGAACCATGTAAGAACTGGGCTTGTCCGCAAACCAGCTGTTCACGTTCTCAGCCAGAAGCTCCGGTTTCTGTGCCTGCATGAGATCATAGTATTTGGCCGGGATACCCAGTGCCGAAGCCACCTGACGATGGAACAGCGAGGTCGTACCGAACACCTCCTGCTGGCTGGTGGTAAGATGGTTGATCTCAAAGGTGTGTCCATCTTCCCGGAGACGCATTCCCTGCGCCGGACTGATGAAGTCCTGCTTTGCCTGATTCTGACGGTTCAACTCGACCAGGACTTCCTGCAAATTTCTTCCTGTTTTCATAGCAATTTTCCTCTCTATCTCCGCGGCGCATATTTATACGCCTGTCTATGCGCCTGTGTCCTTGCGACAAAAACGCCGTGTTATTCTAAGTTCCAAGTGCCTACAATTCCCGGTTGATCATCTGCCGGATGATCTTGACCGCTCCCTGCATACGCCTGCGGCTCAACCTGGTATCCTGCAGGAGTGTGTCCAGAGCATCCACCTCGTCCCGAATGTTACAGAGGACTGACCGCTGGTGGTCTGCAAGTCGTTCACCATCCCGTTCCATGCGGTCATACTCTTTTTCGTAATCATCGATATCCTGTACATTGTTATCGATGTACTCCTCAATCTCCCGGCGGAGTTCCTCGCCGGCATAGTCCTCGACTGCATCCAGCAGGTCGCGGATGCCAAAGGGTGTCAGGAGTTTTCCGTCCTTCATTTTCAATACATGCGGCATATTGCTCTCCCTTAGTCTTTGAAATAGTAGTTACCCTTGTAACCAGCTGCAGCCAACGGCAAGCCCTTACACCATGCCGGGTTGACCGACATCAGCTTGCAGACTTCATCCACTGTGTACTGATCCTTTGGTGCCTCGATGATGACTTCATCGTGGACATGGGCCACAATATTCAGTCCCTCTGCTGAGATACGGTCCATCGCTTCAGCCAGAATGTCACGGGCAATGGCCTGCGTTGCATTCTCGACCAGCCGACCGGAGTAGGTTTCCTGTCTGCTCCACTTGTGATTCTGCCCCACACCTTCATAGGTCAGGCTCATACGGCCGAAGCGGTTCGGCTGCTGTCTCGGCTTCAGATATGCCAGCCGTCTGCCTGACGGAAGCACCATCCAGAGGGTGCCGGAATAGAACTCAAATGCGATCTTTCCGACCTCCTGCCGCTCCCCGGTCTTATAGGCCGTCATTGCAGCTTTTTCGGTATCCCACCAGTACTGCACGATCTTCGGGTTGGCTTCCCGCCAGGAATCAATGATCTCCGGCAGTTCTCCCTCGTTCAGTCCCATCTGCAACGCACCCATGCTGATGAGTGCGCCGGAGGAACCGCCATATCCACAAGCCAAAGTTGCAATCTTCCCTTTCTGGCGCAGGTCACCGTTGATGCCGTGCTTGACGACCGGCACATGGAACATCTGGGAAGCTGTGGCGCAGTAAAGATCCTCGCCGTTCTGGAACGCATCCAGCACCCACTGCTCCTCTGCTTCCCACGCAAGCACACGAGCTTCAATGGCGGAAAAGTCAGCCACAATGAACTCGCATCCATCTTTCGGGATCAGCATGGTGCGGATCAGCTGGGAGAGAACGTCTGGTGTATTGCCGTAGATACTCTCGACCATATCGAAGCATCCCAGCTTCACAAGTGTTCTCGCCTCATCCAGCGTGGAAATGTGGTTCTGTGGGAGATTCTGCAACTGGATATTCCGGCCAGAATATCGTCCGGTACGACTGGCTCCATAGAACTGGAACAGTCCCCTTGCCCTGCCATCCGAACAGACACAGCGTTCCGCTGCCTGGTATTTCTTCACAGAGCTTTTCGCCATCTGGAGTCGGAGCTTCAGCATATCCAGTGCTTCCGCATCGACCCCGTTCTTGTCCAACTCCGTGATCATCTGCGCCACATCCTTTTTGCCGAGTGTATCCATCGGAATCCCGCGATCCTCCAGCCAAGTCTTCAGCTGGGATACGGAATTCGGATTTTCCAGCCCGGTCAGCTCGTAGGCTTTTTTGCTCATGGCATCGGAGAGCATCAGGTCACAGGTGATTGCTTCCTGTACCAGCTCCGTATCGATCCGCACGCCACGGTCATTGATGCGCTCATTGGTGCGGTAGTGCTGCCATTCCAGTTCCGGCATCGGAAACTTCTTCAGCCGTTTGTAGATGTCCACCTCGGTGTTGACATCCTGAATGCAGTAATACTTAAACTTCGCCCAGTCCGCCGGGTAATGCTCCGGGAGATTCCGGGTACGCATCCCGTTGGATTTCGTCGGCTTGCACGGTACAGAAAACAGCTTGATGAGCCTCTCACCTTCTTTGTCTTTCTGCTGGCTGGTCTTCAGCACCGTGTCGACATCTTTCAGTGCCAGCGGCAAGGTCAGCGATGCCGCCATGACCATCGTGCAGATCCAGCTATCCGGTGAGAGGAACTCTCCTGGTTTCAGATACTGTCCGGGACAGTGCCGGTTCAGATGCACGGAGAAGCAGACACGCTCAAAGGCAGCATTGTGTGCGATCAGCCGCACACTTCCGGACTGAAATGCCTCCAGCAGTTCCATTGGAATGGTTTCTCCTAATGCAAGGTCAGCGCACTTGGTTTCACCAAATCCACTGCCCTCATCGCTTGCCCAGGCAATCAGCAGGATCTCAAAGCTGGGGTCCGTAGCATAGCGGTACAGACCACATTTTCCGATGTCCACCTCGCTGTAAGTCTCAATATCGACCAATATATCTTTCAAAAATTTCACCCCTTCGTTTGAATCAATCCGTCATGTGAATCAATTTTTCATGTAAAAACCGGGAGATGTTCTGACACATCCCCCGGCCTGCTTACTTAGCTGTGTACAAATTGTCCGTGCTTAACGCAGGTAATCCGGCAGTTCCTCACCGGCGTCTCCGCCCAGAACATCCTCATCATCTTCCAGCGCATCAAAGTCAGCGTCTGCAGACGCACGTCCGGACAAACGGTCACCGTCCTTGACGAACTGGATGTTGCCCAGACCTACCGCTACGCCACGGTTACCGTTGGCATTGAACGGGTAGAAATTGACGCTGACATTGCAGAAGCAGCCGGAGTAGACCATCATCGGGTCAACCACAGGCTGGACGTGACGGTCAACGACCTGCGGCGCATCCTTGCTGGTGGCGTTCAGGAAAAAATGCTCCTGGTAGTTCTCATCATCCGGGCGGTCGATGTCACCATCACGCAGCGGAAGTTTCAGGTTCGGCGGGAGCTTGCCACCCCACTTGCGGACCTTGCCATCTTCCTTCGCTGCTTCGACCGCCTTGTGGATCGCCAGCAGGGTCTTCTTATCGTCCTTCGGGATCAGACAGGAAACGGAATACTTCCCCTCACTGCCATTGATGCTCTTCGGCTCGAAGATGTTGGCAAAAGAGATACGGCACGGGATAACGAGCTTCGTTGCACTGGTAGTTTTCTTAGCCATAATAAAAATCCTCCAAATTCTCTTGTGATGCCGCGCCTTTATCAGCCTGCGGCATCCTGTTGTGTAATGCGGTTTTTCTATGTCCAGCCTCAGTCAAGGGGCTTGAACTCATCCTCGGCAGTCTCCAGATCGACTGCCTCTCTTGGGTCAGAGTTTGGTACAAGCGCCAGTTTACCGGGTGGCTTGAACACATACTCTCCCAGGATTTCTTTGAACTTTTTCTTCCCCATGAGCTTTTCAAACTCAGTCAGGGAGATCAGCTCGGTCTTGTAAATGTCGGTGTATCCGGCTTTTTCTGCTGCGGTCACCACCGACTTTGTGTCAAGGAACTGCCGCTTGCTCCTGCCCTCGACCACCTTATAGCCATCCCACGCAACTCCGTGGTTGATGGCTTCGGAACTGACATAGGCAAAGATGGCTTCGATCCAGGACTCAATGCGGTTCAGGGTCGGCAACATCTTTTCGATGTCCGTCTTGGAGAGGAGTGCCGGGGACTTGAAGGTCGGTGCGGAGGTGTCCGGATTGTAAGCTGCAGTGGCATCGGTCTCCTCCGCCTCATCGGTAAGAACACCTTCATCCAGATCCAGAAATTCTTCCTTCACCAGAGCCAGAGCTTCCTCGGCGCAGGCTTTGCAGGAAGTCCTCGCCCTGCAGAACCGGCACCAGTCACCGGGAACCTGCTCACCTTTTCCTTCAAAGGCCAGCTTTGCCCTCGGTCTGACATAGGTCTCTGCCCAGTCCAGCAGTTCCTCCACACTGCATTCATACGTTGAGATATTTTCCAGTCGCGGCTGGATAATGGTCATGGACACCTTTTTGATGTTGTACAGATATCCGTAGGCGTGGTAAGCACCCAGGGCGTACAGCATCATCTGCGGATTGTGGTCACAGCTGACGAATACGCCTTTGCCGTTCTTGTAATCCATGACATACAGTGTCCCGTCTGCGATGATCACGCAGTCGCCGGTACCGAAGCCAGATGGAACCAGATAGCTGTAATCGAGCCGCTCCTCCACCATGACCAGTGGATGCGGGCAGGTCTCCTTGATGCGCTCCACCGTTGAAATGATGAACTCTGCGTAAATGTCAGTGTTCGCTTCCATCTCCTCGTTCTCGAACTCGGAGGTCGGACGCTGCACCCTCTCATGCAGGTACTTGCGGAGCTTATACTCACCCAGCGCATGGGCGGCTGTTCCTTCCTCGGCATACACCGAGGATTCATTTGGAAAGTTCTGCTCCAGCCTTGCCGATGGCGTACAGTTCAGCCACCGCTTCGAGCTGGAAGCAGACAGGATTGCGTGTACTTCTGGCATAATGACCTCCCTTAAATCTGGGAGACATCAGCCAGAAATGCTTCGTACTTTTCCGCAGGCAGATCAGACAACTGGGCGACGCCATAAGTCTTCAGAAGCTGGCCGATCTTCTCGTTGTTGTCGCGCTTCTTTTTGATCTTCGCCACAATGACCGCTGTGATGTCATCCTTGGTGATCGTCACCGCAGACGATGTCGTAACGGCAACAGGTGATTCCTGCTTGGCCTGTTGCGCCTTATCCGACTGTCTGGTCTTATCAGTCGGCTCGTCCTTCTGGCCGGTACCTTTCACCTGACCGGTATCCTCGCTCCACGGAAGATCATCGGCATCATCCGCCGGGAAGTTTTCTTCTTCCTCTGCTTCCCCGGCACTGTTCTCGGCATCCGGCTGTGTGTCTGCAGTGGCATCGCTGTTGCTGTCAGTGACAGGTTCCTCCAGCTTGTCCGAAGCCTCCTCGACCTTTCGGGTCTTCTTGATCGGCTTCTTGCGTGGATGCGATGCTGCTGCACCTTTCTTCTCAGACACGGCAGGAGCTTCCTGATCCATGATCGGGAAGATACGCTTATCCTCCGGGACAGCATCTGCGCCCAGAAGTTCAAGCTGGTCAGACACGCCTTCAAACATCTGGGCGAGTCCTTCAAAAACCTCGGTCAGCCCATCCACGACCTTCTTTGGAGCATTCAGAACATTCATCTCATCCATCATGCCTTGTCCTCCTCATCCATGTTCTCACCCCAAATGGAATCGAGGTACTCCTCCTGGGCGGCCAGCACTGCCAGAATGACCTTCTCACACAGACCGGTCTTTGCCTTGATGAGACCGATCATCGCATCCACATCAATGTCCTCCGGCTCGTCCTCATCAGGCTCATCTGTTTCATCGGAATCACCCTCGAAATTGTTGTAGGAAGTCATGCGCTCATCCATGTGGATGTGCAGGCTGTCGATGTGGATGTTGATCGGCACGGTCTTGCACTGCCTGCCCTGCGGCACCGCTTCCGACTTATCAGGTCCATGCTGAACCGCCTCCTGCACATCTTCCGCAGCCTTAACATTCTCCTGCAGCTTGTCCACTACATCCTTGATGGAAATGCGGACAGCCTTGCCTTCCTTGAGCATTTCCATGATGATCTGCTCCAGAGTCCCGTTCTTCTTTTCGTTAGCCATTGTTTTCCTCACTTTCTGCAGCTTCCTGCTGCCCATTGCTGTTTTCAGCTTTCCTATCATCCAGCGGAACATGGTACTGTTCCGAGATGCTCTTTAAGAGCAGTTCGACCACTCGCCCCGGCTCCGGGAGATTTCGTACCGGCTTGTTCAGCTCATGCGCTTTCTCGATTTCTGCCGCCATCCCCTCGGATATCGTGTTACCGAACACCCAGAGCTCGTCCGCCTCCTCAAGCCAGCGCATTCCCAGCTTCGTGCCGGTGTGACGCTCCTGTGCATCCTCATCCTTTAAGAACTGGGTGAAATATAGATGTGGAGCCATTGGGAGAAACCCCAGTGTGGTGAGAATCCTGCAGGCGGTCTTGGCACGGTTGATATTCACCATCAGCTCATCTTTCCTGCATTCCTCTGTTTTTGAGGTCGGTCGGTATGGCGAGCAGACGAAAATTTTCTTCGGTGCTGTTGCAGCCGCTTTGTTTACTGTATCCGCACCCACGGCTGCGGCGTCCGGTTCGGTGGCCGGATCTCCCCCGCCGGGTGGACGCTCGATGGGATCGGGGGTCTGCTGGATGACCTTCTCGCTTACTGCTTTCATAGGTTCTTACCTCCTTGATGTATTGAGGATTTTGTATCCTTACATAAAGCACACCGTTTGGAGCTGTTTGGGAGGTACTTTTC